CGCATACCTCCTCACAGTTGATAAAGGGTTACAGTATATGAAAAAAAGAAGGGCAGAGAATCATCCCTGCCCCTCATGCGGATCACGCTTTCACGAGCGTACCCTTGTAGGTGTCATCGCCAATCTTGATAGTTGCGGTCACGGTGGTGTCGGGCTTATCGGGCGCAGGCGTGGGAGTAGGTTCTGCCTTGCCCCAACCATTCAGCCCTTTGCCCTTGATGATAGTCGTGAAGTCCTTATAGCAGATATCCAGATCGACATTTCCGTTGATACCGTCAACCTTGCCCTTCTCGGAATACTGCCAGATGCCGTATGCGCCGCTGTAATTGGTCTTGTCCACCCAGTGCGCCAGCCAGATCGTGTAGCGGGACTTGATGTCATCGGCAGTGTGCGTGGTGAGAGAAGAAGCTGAGCCGTACAGACCGACAAAGTAACCGGCTTTCTCGACCTTTTCAAGAAATGCACGCATGATTGCGGATACCTTCTCCTTGCCGAGGTCGAACTGCTTTTTTTCTTCCAGATCGAAGTACACAGGCATCTCGAACTGCTTTCCCTTGATGACCTTGAGGAACACATCCGCTTCCAGTCTTGCCTCGTCCTCGTCCATCGCATAGGAGTACCAGTAAGCACCAACAGGGATACCGGCATTTTTAGCACCGGAATAGTTCTGCTCAAACTTCTCGTCCTTCTGCTTTTCGAGTCTGCCGAAGCCTGCACGCAGGATCGCAAATTCGATGCCGTCAGCTTTGACCTTGTTCCAGTCGATATTGCCGTTGTGAACGCTCACATCAATCCCCTTCATATCCTCGCCTCCGAAATATTTGTAGAAATCATCTGTCACAGTGCTATTGCCATGCACTTCATCACCGTACCACTTGCCGTTCGGACGCACATCCACATGCGTGTAGATATATGCCGCAGTAATGTTGGCAATGCCTCTGAAACCGATGTCCTGTGCCTTACAGCAGACCACCTTAGAACTGATCGGCTGTCCGTCCTGCCCATAGCAGCAGATATCCGCTGCATTGCCGAGTGTGTGCTGACCAGTTCCGCTGCCGCCTACATTCTTATCATGTGCTGTGCATCTGTAACCAGAGGTCACGATGATTTTACTGCAATTGAGGGCAGTGAACAGATTTTCGAGCTTTTCAATAAGCTCCGGATTGTTCAGCGTTTCATGTTCCTTACCGCACTTGCAGCGGAACTCGCTGATATTGAAATGCGGGGAAAGCTGTGTGGTATCGGAATACTCGTAGGTCTTACTCATTTCTTATCATCCTCCATGTTATCAATCATTTCCTGAATTTCGTCATCAATATGAGATGCCCGTTTCTGAAGAACCTCGATAGCTTTCTTGATCGCTGGCGGATACGGGATGCCCATGAGACTGGTGTTCTCGATAATCGAAAGCAGCTCGTTCACGCAGAAGCCGATACAGGTCGCATCACGGATGTAGGTCGTGCCAATGAGAATATCCATTCGGACAGCGACCACAACCATGAGCAGGATGCAGAACTTTTTCGCAAGCCCTACCCAACCGGCTTTCGAGCTGAGTCTGCCGGTCTTACTGTGTTTCGATTTACCCATAGAAGCGGCAATTAGACCTGTCGTGAAGTCGATTGCCATGAACAGCACAAGCGTGATGAGAGCAGAATCCCATCCGCCGAGCAGTGCCGCAAAAAAGCCGCCGATCACTCCGGCGGCGGTACAGATATTTTCTTTCATATTCAGACCTCCAATACTTTGATATTCCGGATATACGGATGTGTATTGTCTGTGACAGCTTTCCATGCAAGGTAATAGTCGCCGGATGTGATGTTTCCGCAGTCAATCAGCACAGTGGCGTAATTGTCTCCCGTTTGCAGCCAGTTGAACGGAACTGTGACTGCCTGTCCTGCCGTGATCGTTTCGTGGATATATCTTGCAGTTTCCGCCGGGGACAGAGTACCTGCATTCTTCGGCACAAGCCACATTTCACCCACATCCGCAGCACCGGAGCGATAACTGAACAGGATAGATTTTGCAGGCGTGAGTGCAACAGGTGTGACACACTGCGTATAAATGGTCGCACCCCAGTTGAAGTCCGGCTGGTTGTAATACAGCGCATAGCCGTTCTCCTCCGAGCAGAAATTCGGATAGGATTCCGCAAAGCCCGAAAGACTGCGATAGCCGTCATTGTAGAAAGTGTAGACTTTTTCGCCGTAGTCGTGGAGCGTGTCGATGGATGCCTTGAACAGTGTGATATCCGGCTTTGTCTGCGGAATTTGCAGCACCTTCGACACAAGCGTATTCAGCTTTTCAGATTCCGATGCAGATACACCCATCGCCACAAGATTTCTTGCAAGCTGGTCACGCTGATTATCCAGCTCTGTCAGATAATTTGCAATGCTCATTCAGTTCACCTCCACGATAGCTGCCAGTGCATCCTCTACGCCAGAGAGAGCGTCCTCAACAGCGGCAAGCCTTGTATTGATTTCACTGATAGAAGTTTTCGCACCCTGCATATCATAGAGGATTTCCGTCTTAAAACGCTCAAATACACCCTCATTCACGCCCACACGCTCGTTCAGGTTCATAGCGGCAGTGTATGCCTCATTCCATCTGCTCACATGGGACTCTGTGATGCTGTTCAGCGTTGTAAGGTTGTGATGCCAGTGCGCCTGACCGACCACAGTTGAAATGGAACCCATGTCGTCCAGCATTTCCTGTGTAATGTTGTCAAGCACAGCCTTATTGGAATGAGAATGTGACTGTGCGGAAACCTCACTGAGACCTGTGGACAACCCGTGCAGGGCAGTGGCGGTCGATGCCTGAAATGTGGTCAGGTCACGGATATACTGCTCTGTGATGCTGTCAAGCACATCCTTGTTTTCATGCGTGTGTGCCGTATTGGAAAAGTTGTTGACGGATTCAAAGAGCGTGTGAATCTGCTCTCTTGTCCAGTCCTCAAAGGGCTGCCACTCGGCGATAGCATCGATCATTGCTTCGGTGATGCGGTCAAGCACTTCCTGATTATTATGGCGATGCTTGTACTGCTGAAGGTTCAGAATTTCCTCGTTGACCGTCTGAATGTCATAGATCGTGCTGTCCTCGAACTGCTGCAAACCCTGCAAATCTTCCAACAGAGCCGCAGTCAGGCTGTCAAGAACATCCTTGTTGGCGTGCGTATGCGCATCTTCAGCGACAGGTGCAATCTCACGCTCGATAATGGTTGTGACCTCAGTTGTCTTCGGATATTCGGACATATCCGGCGTGATGCCATCCTTGCCCTTCAGACTTTCGAGCCATTCTTCCTCTGTACCAACATACCCATGCTCCACAGCGATCTCATACGCAGATTTGCCGTCAAGCCCGTGTTCTGCGTCCTCGATGCGTTTGAGAAGCTGTGTATACAGATCAGGAGTCGGCGGAATGGGCGGTTCTTCACCCTCAAAGCCGGATTCACGGATATTCAGTGTGACCGGAACTGTTGTCGCTCTCACAGTCGTATCCGATGCGGTATCATAGCCGTAGATACCCATTTTTACCGCACCCACATGAAGCTCCGCAGGCAGATAACAGCTTGTACCATCTGTTCCGAGGACAATGCTGTACACCTCATCACACTGCGAGAACTGCACGACCTTGTGAAAACGCTTCCAGTCGCCGTCAAAAGTGAATTTGAACTGTACATACTGGATCTGGTGATCCGCAAGCACCTCACGCTCCAGAATCTCGATGCTCTGGTTTTTAACAATAAACTTCCACATTATTCCTCACCGACCTTCCACTCGTGATTTTCCTCATCCCATTCCATAAATCCGTCAAGGCAGTTGATCCTTGTAAGACCGGAAACAGCAATGCCCTGACCGCCTTTACCGTCCCAGCTTGTACCCTTCGGGATTGCCTGCCACTGCTCAAGGCTGCCATCATAGGTGATCGTTTCAAGATTCTGACAGTAATTGAAGCAGTGTTCTCCGATTCGTGTGACGGTGTTTGCAATTGTAAAACTGTTCAGTGCTGTACAGCTTCCGAACATATACCCGCCGATCACTGAACCTTCATAGCGGACAGTTGTTAGTCTGGTACAGTCACGGCAGGCATAATTTCCAACGGTTGCAACATTCGGCGGAATCGTGAGTGATGTGAGAGCTGCCCCCCAGAAACATCCGCCACCGATGGCAGTTACAGCCTGCGGAATCGTGATGCTTGTCAGCTTTCCGGCTGCACCCATCGTTTCATCTGCGGGCATAAATGCGGTGCTTCCGATAGAAGTTACTGTGGTAGGCAGCGATGCCGATTCAAGATTCAGACACCGGATAAACAGATCATCACCGACACTTGTTACACCTTCTGAAATCACAACACTCTTGACATCATCATTTCTGTAGAACGGAGAACGGTTTGAACTGCCGTAGTCGTATGTGTCACCGGTACCTTTCAGCAGCACCTTGCCGTTGGAATACATAGCATAGAACACATTTTCGCCGCACTGACCGGCAGCAATAATGTCCCCGATATCCTCAACCTCTGCTTCAAGCTGATCTACTTTATTGGTCAGTTCCTCGATGGTCTCATTGTTTTCCTGTACCTCAGCAATAAGCTGCGCCATCTGTGCCATCAGGTCTGTGACTTTGCATTTGCCGAGAATACACTTGCAGTAGCCGCAGACATTTGCGTCCTCGCGGTAGTCATACCAGTCACGCTCCGTCAAGGATGTTGCACCCGGATTCAGACGCACAGCGTACATGAGCAGTCTCACATGATCGGCATCTTGCGGAATGGTCGGAAGCTGCGGACTCTCTGCCGGAGTGCCGGGAAAGAGCTTCAGCGTGACGCTGCGGACGGATTCTGTGGTGTCCAGATAAATCGCAATGCCGACATAGCGCGGCAGAGACTCGTCCATATAGTCGGAAAGATCAATGCTGTATCGGGCATCGTTGATGAAGTAGTGTCCGTTGATCCACGCTTTGCCGGTACCCAGAAGCACGCCGAGACCGCTGGACGCAGCCGTCAACTTGAAATTCTGCCCGTAGGTGTCAAGAATACCGTTGCAGATGATAGAGGACAGATATGAGGTGAAGTCCTCCGCTGTATAGGTGCGGTCAAGCCCCTTTGAATTGAAAAAACCACTGTAAAAAGCCATAAGTTATCCCTCCTTGAATGTGGGCGTAAGACTGCGCCCGTTCTGGTCAAAGCCTTCAATCATGCCGACGAGCTGTATTTTCGGCTGAATCATGCCGAACCGCTTATGCTCCACAGTCACATAGTCACCGACATAATAATCACGGTTGTAGACATACTGCGAGTTGTTCGCAGCGATCTCTGATTCCGAGGCTGTTTTCGGATCGACCAGGTTTTCCGAGCCTCTTGTCTTCAGCAGGTTGATATATTTCTCCTCTGGAATCGGAACGGTCTCGCCCTCGACCTGTTCTGTTTCGGAAATATCGTCAGCGTCCACATACAGCTCATAGCGATCAAGATAGGTCGGTTCTATGTCGATGAAGAATGTGGTGCGTTTGCGCTCCTCACCCTTGCCCTGACCGAAGATATATGCGAAATTGCGCTGCACAGAAGCATCGGCGGCATAGCTGAAGGACAGCAGATTGCTGTATGCGTCCGAGAAAATGATGTGGGGATTATCTTCCTGCATCAGACTTCTGTCCTCTCCCTGTACAAGATCAAACACCATGCGGTACTGCTCACCGGAATCTTTTACAAGCCGGATATTCGCAGTGCCGCCGATTTTCTCACAAATCGTATACACCCATTCCATCAGATTGGCATAGGATATTTGTAGTGTTGTGGTCTGCTCCCAACAGGTGCCAGATACAGTGCCGAGGGAAAGCCCCGGAATTTTCCGACTGTCAGATAATAATGTGTTCTGCGTGACAACCTCATGCACAATTTCTGAATACGCCTTTTCTGCGGTCACATTGTAGGTCGGATGAATGATGCGACGTTCCAGCAGACACATGAGGAATCTGCCTTTGACCGTCAGATAGTCGCCGTTTTCGACATCTGTATTGATGAGAACGGATTCGATAATGCCGAAATGCTGACTGTCATCATCTCTGCCGACAATGCGCCCCGGCTGGAAGATGTCCACATTCTGCGGATTGGCGGCGATATACACTTCAAAGCTGCCGCATTTGTAGTATTCGATGTCCCACAACAGACTTGAAAATGTGTCGCATATCGCTTCAAGCGTGATCGTGAGGGTATCGTTCTCCGCTGTCATCTTGTAAACTTCAATCTGCAAAACTACACCCCCAGATACGCATTGGTGTGAATGATCTTCACACGCAGTTTTGTCAGTCCTGTGCCACGAAGATAAAAGCGGTTCTTGCCCTCACGCAGCGTCAGCCAAGTTGAGCCGGAAACAAGGCGGTTGATGATATTTGTCTTGACACCGCCCCTGTCGAGCGTTACCGTTTTGTTTCCTGTTTTGGTAGTAATCGTCACAATATCTCCTGCAAGAAGGTCGCCTGTGATCTGCAAGTATTCATCGGTGTCGGCATTATACAGTGTCGGAGAACGGACATCTTCGAGGGCTTCAATTTCGAGCGTGAAGCCTGTCTCATCGCCGTCATTGATGATTTCCATGATATTCTGTGTGTTATACTTGCCGAGGATAAAAGGCTCTGGATTGCTTTCTGTCGGGAACGGGAATGTGAATGCACCTGTGATCTGAGAATAATATGCCATGACAGATTCCGTGGAATACCAGTAGATGTCAGGACACAGAATAGAAATCTGCCCGGTTGTGAGCATCTCAAAATTCTGTACCTCGCAGGTTTCCACATAGCCGGTAGTAAAAACATCGATGCCTGCGGTCTTGTAATAGACCTTGATAAATCGGCTCGGTTTCACCACCTTGTAGAGCTGATGCCGGCGCTTTTCTACACCGATTCCGCGCATCTCAAAGGAAATGACCACATTCCGCTTCTCGATGAAGGCGTTGTTCAAATAGCTGCCGTCCATGCCTGCGTAGGAGGAGGTGCTGATCGTGCCGGGCGGCGGGGAAAGTCCTTCGATCTTTGAGGTCATATACTGGTTTGCTGTTGCCGTCATGTCGATCTGGTCTCCGGCTTCATTTTCTAAGATTAAGCTGAAAAACATAGCATCGCCTCCTTGCTTTTTCTATAGGATTGATGTATAATAAAGAAAATATGTAAAAGGAAGATGATTATGGGTGATGCATTTAAGTATCCGGCTATTCCGCCATGTCAGTTAAATGAGAATAGTCCTATCATTGGAGCTAATGGTAAACAGATATCCACCCTGACTGATTATTGGAAATGGGCGCATTCTGATTTGCTTGGTAACACTGAGCGTGGGATACTCGCTGAATACTTGGTTAAACTTGCTTTGGAAATTTCTGGTAACCGTCTTTCATGGGATAAATATGATTTGCTTTATAAAGATCATATCAGAATTGAGGTTAAATCCTCTGCTTATATTCAGACATGGTCTCAAAAGGAACTCTCTGCAATATCTTTTAGCATTAGACCTTCTTTCGGTTGGAATGCCAATACCAATTCGTATGAAGATACTCAAAAGCGGCAATCAGATATTTATATATTCTGCCTCTTGACCAGCAAGGAGCAAGAAACGATTCAGCCAACGGATACATCACAGTGGGAGTTTTACATTTTGCCGACAAGAGTGTTGGATGAGCATAAGCCATCAGCGAAATCAATCTCACTGTCCGCATTGACGAAACTCCCTGTTCGGAAATGCAGATTTGAAGAATTAAGACAGAATCTTGATGAAATGATAGAAGTAAGTTTAGGTGAATAGAATGGATAGATCATCAAAAATAGAACTCACAAATATGTGCCTGATTTATGATGACAAGCGTGTGCTTGTACAGGAAAAACAAGGTTTGAAAGAAAAGTATAAAGGCGGCCTTGTTTTTCCGGGCGGTCATGTTGAACCCGATGAATCACTGCTCGATTCCGTTATCCGTGAGATGAAGGAAGAAACAGGACTCACCATCCACAATCCGCAGCCGTGTGGCTTTAAGGATTGGATATTAGAGGATGGAACACGGTATATTGTTCTGTTATATAAAACGGATCAGTTTGAAGGAGAACTAAAAAGCTCCGAGGAAGGCAGAGTATTCTGGCTTGACAGAGATGAGATTGACAGTGCAAACCTGATCTGGAATATGCGTGAACTAATGCAAATATTTGAAACAGATAGTTTCAGCGAATTCTTTTTCAAAATACAGAATGGTACTTATGAAGGTCAGCTATTAGGATGAAATAAGTATAAGGGCAGGATTTCTCCCACCCCATTACACATTCAGCGCATTCCGCGTCTGACGATAGATTTCCAGCCGTGACAGTGATTTCGGGCTATTATTCGTCTGATTCACTGTGCGGCTGTTGTCGTTGTTGTAGTAGTTGTTGACCACACCGCCGCTGCCGCCGTCCAGCATTGCGCCCGAAATGCCGTCAAACTTCACATCAAAGCCCGATTGCATTGTGAGCGACATCGCATCGGCTACAGAGGACACAGCCTTTTCCACATACTTCCTGCTTTTGTTGATACCCTGTGCAAGTCCCTTCATGAAGTCCGGCATCCAGCTCTCAAACTCGGAAAGCGGCCCTTTGTCCGGCACCGAGAAGTGCAGATAATCGCTGATTGCTCGTGCGACATCCGCAACTGTATTGATGAGACTGCCAAGCATATAGTTCAGACCGTTGATAAGATTCTGCATGAGGTCGCGTCCCCAAGACCACGAGCTGTTGACCTTTTCCATGACCGCCTGATAAACAGAATTCATCGCACCGGATACTGCATCCCGCACACCGCCGAGCCTGTCATTGATGCCGTTTTTGATGTTATCCCAGATAGACAGCACAGCATCTTTGACCTGATTCATCGGCTGCCTAACAATATCCGGCATAGCGTTCCAGATGGTCGTAACAACGGATTTGATGCCGTTCAGGACTGTATTGACTACATCCTTTGCGGCACCCCATGTGGTAGTGATGACGGATTTGATGTCAAGCTGTCCGGTCTGGATCAGGTTTTTCAGTGCCGTCCATACTGCCGTGACGATCTTTTTAATGCCGTTCAAAGCGGATTCAATGACAGAAGATACAGCTTTCCATGTTGTGGTGATGATCTTGCGGATTTTCTCTAAAGCGGATGTGATTACAGATACAACTGCTTTCCAGCCGGAAGTAATACCGCTTTTGATCTGCGACATGGTTGTATCAATGGCTGCGTTGGCATTTGACCAGACGGTTTTGACCGTATCAAAGACCTGCGTCATGAAGCCCTGCACCGCAGTAACAACATTGGACAGTGCGCTCTGAATCACGCTGCTGATTTTTTCGGCAAGACCGCCGGCAAAATTATTGACCGCATCGCCGACAACACCTGCGTTTTCGTTGATACCGTCAGCCAATCCCTGCATGAAGTCGGGCATCCAGCTCTCAAAATCCGCAAGAGGTCCCTCATCAGGTACAGAGAAGTGCAGGAAGGACTTGATTTTGTTTGCAACACCTTTGACAGCGTCTGCAACTTTATTGATACAGCCCTTGATGCCGTTCACGATTCCGTTGATGATGTCAGCACCCCACTGAAATGCCTGCGATGCAAGATTCTTGATGAAGCTGACCGCAGCATTAAAGCCGTTTTCAATGGTTGTCTTGATTGCTGTGATCTTCTGAGATACAGCGGATTTCACGTTCTCCCAGATATTCGATACCGTCGTTTTTATGGCATTCATCACATTGGATACTGTATTTTTGATGCCGTTCCAGATGTTGCTGACCGTAGAGGAGATCGTATTCATGACGCTGCTGATAAATCCGCTGATAGCGTTCCATACAGAAGAAACGACAGCATGAATTGCATTCAGCACAGCCGAGATGTGTGCGCTGATGCTGTTCCAGATGCTGGATACCACAGACCAGATCGCATTGAGAATACCGGAAATAAAGCCGGAGATTGCATTCCATACTGTAGAGATCACACTGCTGATTGCATCCATCACCGTGGTGATGGTCGTAGAAATCGCATTCCAGATCGTTTCAAAAAATGACCGGATCGCTTCGAGAACAGTTGAAACAACAGTTTTAATCGTTTCCCATGTTGTAGTGATCTTTTCGTGAATCCAGTCCATCACACGGGAAATGATAATGTGGATCGCTTCAAAAATCGTCTCGAACAGATACCTGAATGCATCCAGCAGCGGAGAAATGAAATCGTAGATCGTCTGCCAAACAGTAGAAATGACCGTCCAGATCGCATTCAGCACAGTGCTGATCGCTGTATGGATCGCATTCCATACGGTTGTGATGACCGTTTTGATGAGGTTGATTTTTGTAGTTACATCATTGTAGATTGCCGTCCAGATGCCGACAAAGAAGTTCTTGATGCCTGTCCAGATCGTAGTGAAGAATGTTGCAATGCCGTTGATGACACCGGAAAAGAAGTTTTTAATACCATTCCAGATATTGACGAAAAAGTTCTTGATCGCCGTCCAGACATTTACCCAGAACTCTTTCACTTCGTCAAGGCTTGTGCCGAAAATGTTGCACAGCACATTCATATAGTTTTTGAGCGTATCTTTCAGGAAATTCCAGACCGCTACAAAAATGCCCTTAATGCCGTTCCAGACCTTGTCCCAGTCACCGGTGAAGATACCGATGAAAATATCCAGTACATTCAGAATGGTGTCTGTCACAAACTTGAAGATGTTAGCGATTTGCTGAAAAACGCCCTCAAAGACAGGTGCAAGGAATTTACAGAGTCCGTCCCATACAGCCTTGATGACCTCACCGATGTTTTTGAAATCAAAGCCGAGTGCATTGACTCGGTCAACGATTCCCTGACAGAAATTATTGAAAATACTCTTGATCTGTTCCCAGATCGCAGTGATCTTGTTTCGGAAGTCCTCATTGGTACGCCACAGATGCACGAAAGCCGCCACCAAAGCGGCAATCACCGCAATGACAGCGACCACAGGCGCACTAATCCCGCCGATAGCGGCACCAAAGGAACTAAACGCCGCCTTTGCACCTGCGATGATAGTCGGAAGATTTGAGATAAACTGCATCAGCTTGCCGACTGTGACCATTGTTTTGCCGACAACCACAAGCAAAGGTCCCAGTGCCGCCGCTACAAGTGCGATTTTTACAATGGTTTCTTTGGTCGCCGGATCCATCTGATTCAGCTTATCCACAAGTGCCTGAATCTTACTGACAATTGTACGAATCGCAGGCATCAGAATCTCACCGAAAGAGATAGCAAGCTCCTGTAGTTGCGATTTCAGGATGGTGAGCTGTCCGCCGAGGTTGTCCTGCATGACAGCAGCCATCTTTTCGGTCACGCCATTGTAGCCGTCGATTTCGTCTGAACAAGTGTTGATCGCACCTTCGAGCTTTTCGATGTCGCCCGGTGCAGCGTTCATAAGAGCCAAGAAGCCGGACATGGCATTTTTGCCGACCAGTGTCTGTGCGGCGTTTGCCTTTTCCGATTCCGACATCTGAGAGAATGCCACACGGCAGTCCGCAAGGATATCGTTCAGGTCACGCATCGAACCGTCAGCGTTTGTAGTTGCGATCTCGATCTCTCCGAAGCTCTCACCGCAGAATTTTACCTCTCCGGCAAGCGCATTCATCATAGATCGAAGCGCCGTACCTGCCTGTGAACCCTTGATACCGCTGTTCGCCATGAGACCGATAGCTTCCGCCGTGTCCTCGCAGGAGAATCCCAATGCACCTGCAACAGGCGCACAATATTTGAAGGTTTCACCCATCATGGACACATTCGTGTTAGCATTCGAGCTTGCCGCCGCAAGTACATCTGCGAAATGTCCGGAGTCAGCCGCCGTCAGTCCGAAAGCGGTCAGAGCGTCAGTAACGATATCAGATGTGGTAGCCAAATCCTCACCGGAAGCGGCAGCAAGGTTCATAATACCTTCGATACCGTCAAGCATATCTCCAGTTTTCCAGCCTGCCATCGCCATATAGTTCATGGCTTCTGCGGCTTCGGATGCGGAGAATTTCGTCTTTGCACCCATCTCACGGGCTTTGTCTCTCAGGCCTTGCAGTTCATCACCGGTCGCACCGGATACAGCAGCGACCTTGCTCATGGCAGTATCGAAATCTGATGCTGTTTTCACAGCGGCAGTTCCGGCGGCGAGAATAGGCACAGTTACATGGGTTGTCAGTGTTTCACCGACATCGGCGATCTTGCCGCCGACCTTTTCAAGCGTTTCACCCGCCTGACCGATTTTCACCAGAGCCTCTTGGGATTTGCTTGCCTCCGTTTGCAGGCTCTGAAGCTCCTGCTCGGTCTCGATGATCTCACGCTGGAGTGCATCGTACTGCTCCGGGCTGATCGGATTACCGAATTCATCGGACACATCCTTTGCCTGCTGTTTCAGAGAGGTCAGTTCATCAGTCGTTTCCTTGATCTCACGCTGCAAAGAATCGTACTTCTCCTGTGAGATCTGTCCTTTAGAAAGCTGCTCATCGGCAGTTTTTGCCTGTTCCTTCAGCTCTTTCAGCTTGGTTTCGGTCTCACCGATCTTCTGTTTGATCGGATCATACTTTGCCTTCCAAGCATCGTAGTTGTCTTTGGTTTTGGCGGCTTCCTCGCTGGCTTTTTTCAGGGTATCCAGTCGTTCCTTTGTGCTTTTGACAGCATCACCGAGCAACTTCTGCTTCTGAGCAAGCAGCTCTGTATTTTTCGGATCGAGCTTCAGCAGCTTTTCGACATCCTTGAGCTGCGTCTGCGTGTTCTTGATGTTTTTATCAACGGATTGCAGAGCCTTACTGAGTTTCGTAGTATCGCCGTTGATCTCGACTGTAATACCCTTAATTCTTCCTGCCATGCGATATCACCTGCCTTTCAGGAAAAATAAAAATACCTACTGTGGTAGGTAGACAAGTAGGCTGGATAGGTGTATAATATGGCTATCTCCTGTGCAGTGTTTCGGCTATGCTTTTGTGATACAGTTCTCTCGGCTCAAAGCCGATTCCGACATAAAACAGATGCATCACAGCACCTGCACCGAAGGTAGAAATGAGTGTACCGATACCGACAGTGCCGCCGAGCAGCCAGCCAAACAATGTGACGAGTGCAAACAGCAATATCTCAACCACACCTATTGGCATCTTCGGCAACCGCTTTCCGATGGCAATCAGCAGACCGTCTTTCGGGCCGCAGCCCTGTTCCGCCTTCATATACACATACATTCCCAGAGCAATAAACAGAAATCCGAAAAGCATATATGCGATGCCAAGCCATACGCTGTGGTTTTCGGGATAGGGAGATATATTACACAATAGCTGTGTAAGATTTCCCGTAGTGACTGCATCAAACAGTGTTGCAAAGCCGATGCGCTCACGTAAGAGTAGCTGTAATATGACCGCCGTGAGAGATATCGCCATCATTGTACCGCCATAATTCAGCGGCGTATGACAGGATATCCCCACAGCGAGGCAGTCCCACGGTGCCAGACCGATGTTTGCATATATCGTCAGATATACACCGAAGGAATAAATGGTAAGTCCGAGAAGGATTTTCAGAAATTGCCGCACGATGATATCCGCACTTTTTCGGGATATTTTCCCAGAACTGCCGCGCTTTTTTGGCTTAGAAGGCGTCCATCTGCGCCTGAGTTGCCTTATACGGGTAATTATAGTCATCATTATCCCTTTCAATGAACATCTCATTGACCATCCCGATAGTGAGCAGATCAAGGTCGGATAAACTCAGCCCGATCTGCACACATCGGAGAAGGAACAGCGGCGTTGTCATCTCGCGGTCAACTGGGCGAGATTTTTTTTTGACTCTGCCTGCGTCTCCAGATTCATGCCCCACAGTTCAAAAAGCTGCGGCAGCACCTCGTAGATCGAGAAGCAGTTGAACTGTTCGAGCCAGTCGTCCGGGCTGTCAGGAACATTCTCCGGATCAGCGTGCTTTGCCATCGTCCATGCGATGTTCTCGAACACCTCAAGGCTCTCGATGCCGAGACCGGAATCCTGCTCATCGCTCTCGTCCACGGAGTCCTTCAGTGCCGCAAAATCCTTGAAGATGTCCTTGCGGAACTTTGCACGATAAAGGCGAGGCAGTGTTGCGCTCGCCTTGAAAGGAACCTCGATACCGTCAACAGTGATGATTTTCTTGATAGCCATATTCTTTCTCCTTCGTTATCAGTCAGTTGTGGTTGCAGTGCCACCCTTTGTGGTACTTGCGGAACGAGTGCCGGTGCTGTTGTTTGTGGTAGCGGCGGCAGGGATATACACCGCATTATACCAGTTATCATAAGTGGTCTGGTCGGTGCTTTCGCAGGTTTTGGACTTCACCAGACCGGACGGGAGTGCCGATGCCTTGAGGGACAGCTTTTCCGTCTTGACGCTCTTGCTCTCCTCCGTGGTCTCGCCCTCGGTTGCAGGACGGGATGCCGAGCAGCAGTACAGCACATGACGGATGTGATTCTTGTCGCCGTCGAACTCAAACATCAGTGCAAACTGCGATGTTTCGGCATCATTGCGTTCTACAAGTACGCCCTTGCTGTCGAGCTGTTCCCCGAGAATTGCAGTTGCAAAGTCGGTCGTAATGAGTGCAACTTCGAGATCACCGTCATAGCCTGCGTTGTTGTTGATGACGTAGTACACGCAGTTATCTGCGTAAAAGTTCTCGTTTTCGCCGTTGGCGTCAATGCTCAGCGAAACAGCACCGGGCAGACGCACGGGCGTTGCAAATGTCGGCACACCGTCTTCAGACCATGCCGTGATCTTTGCCCAGTGAACCTTGTTCAGACCGAACTTGACCTTGTTTTTCTGAAGTGCCATATTCATACCTCCATGATATAGAGGACTTCATAGAGCCGTTCCGACTCAATCCATACCTCAGATTTTGTGTAATAAATGTTGTGCTGCAAGAGGACGTCCTCCACACGCTGTTCCGTATCCGGCGATTTTTCATCCGTGTATAATTCAATGTGCAGCCGCTTGAAGCTGACATACATCAGATTATCCGCACCGAATGTATTTTCACCGGGAGACAGAAACAGCGTGAATGGAGGATCCGGGCTTTCACCCTCTGCGAAGTGATGGTAAGCAAAGGGCAGCCCGATCTCCTGCATCATTTCATTGATTTCCTCGTAGGTCACGAATATCCCTCCTTATGACAGTGCCTTTTCGATGAGAGATTCCAGCATCTCCTCACCATGCTGTTCCGCCGGTGCAATATGCGGGATAGCAGCTACACGACTGCCACCCCTTTTCGCATGACCGTGTTCCAGCAGATGTGCGATCTGGTAGCGGTTTTTGGAATGCACCGTCATTTCGAGTGTATGGCTATTCTCCTTCACCTTTTTTGCCGCCCAGCTTTTCTGATACCGACCGGACTTTTTCGGAGCATTGGCGGAAATCTCGTTCTTGACGGCGGTCGCTGTCTTTCTCACAGCCTTTTTCATCGCTGTGTCCGCAAGTTCAGCATACTCGGTCAGCCCCTTCATGACCTCCGATGCCAGATCATCAATAGATGTCATCCTTTGCACCCGCCTTTCTGGATTCACAGATCAGTTTCATATAGTCCTGTGTCTGGAAATTCGGAACAATGCCTTTGATGTCGTAGTCCAGACCGTCAAAACGGATTCTGTACACAGTTGACATCATCCGCTTTGTCTGAGGAGTTTGCCGGATAATGGCATCGATTTTCTGTATCGCTCTGGTCACGCCGGTGTCCGTCTCCTCTGATGCACCGTTATTGGATACAGTCACAGAAGCCCAGAGGGAGAACACCTCCTCCCACTGAGCCTTGTGATTGCCGATAGCATCCTTTTTGACATGATTTTCAAGGACAGCAATGCGCTGATTCAGTTTTCCGATCTCCATCAGACGATGCCCTCCCTCTGTGCGAACAGCAAAGCTCTGAGCGTTAGTGTCAGTGCATGATAATCAGCAGTATTGCGGTTTTCGTAGAGGTAAGAAACAGTGTACAGCATAGCCTGCCGGGAGGTTTCCTCATTTTCCGCGAGCTGCTTTTCATTCATACGCCCCACATCCATCACGAGCCGCTGCGCCGTATCGATCAGAGTGAGGATGAGCTTGTCATCCTCTGGGTGGTCAACACGGAGATAATTCTTGGTTTCAGGTAGTGAGATCAGATTCATCAGCCGTTACCGCCAGTATTGCCGCCAGTCGTACCGCCGCTCGTGGTGTTGGACTTCGTGCCAGCCATCTTCAGCACCTTCACGGACTCGGGAAGGATAAGACGACCGTCCACACGCTGAGTAGTGAGGAAACCGACCTGATCGGTACGGGCATACAGCTCGTTCAGACGGCGGAAGGTACGGTTCTGTCTGTCAGCCACCCAGTAATTCTTCATGTCACCGAAGAGGAGAACACGCTCACCCTTGGCGATACCGGGCATGAAGGAAGATGTGCGGATGGGGCGACCGAGGAGCGTGTCGGGCTTTGCGATATCAAGGGACGGCTTCCAGAGGTAGTTGTCGTTCTTGTCCTTCAGCTTCATGAGCTGAAGCAGGATGGTCTCATTGCAGACGAACTGTGCATTTCTGCGGTAGGGAGACTTGAGGCTGTAGTAGAGGTCGAACACCTCGTCAAAGGTGATCGCCGTCTGGGATGCCGCAGTAACACCAAGCTCTGCACCGCCTGTCTCATCGAGGATACCGAGAGGCTTTTTGTCGCCGTCACCGGTGAAAAACGCACGCTCCTCAGCATTGCCCATTGCAACACCGAAACGTGCAGCGATATAGCTTGCGAGGTCGAATGCGGAGTCGTGCAGAAGCTCGTTGCTGATCTTGATCATCGTACCGAGCTTGTATGCAGAGAGCGTGGTCTGACCGAATCTGGTGTCAGTCTCCGGGATCTCCTCGCCCTCGTCGATCCACTGTGCCTCCATCGTGTCGTTGGCGATAGGGATCTTGCGGGTACCGGAGTTGGTCTTGATGACCGTAGCCATCTGACGGAAGATGTTGTTCTCCTCCAGCGCCTGGATCAGTCTGCGCTCGAACTCATCCGGCACAGTGTAGCCGCCCTCGGTGTCCTCACCGACAGAGAGTGCGTTGCGGACTGCAAGCTGGTCACCCTTGTTGCGGATCATATCCCAGAATGCGCCCTTGTACTCGTCGGTTGCGGTCGGGTTAGTGGGCGGCGTGTTCTTTGCGCCGGGAGCGTTGGTGACGGGACGGGAGGTCGGTGCGGACAGTGCGGCATCGAGGGCTGCCTGCTGTTCCAGACGCTCGATCTCTGCGCCGAGAGCCTGCACCTCGGATGCCATCTTGTTGTACTGCTCGACTGCGGATGCCTCAACGAGACCGTTCTCACCACGGTGCTTTTCAAGAAATGCCTTAGTCTGCTCCCACAGGGTATTGCGCTTTGTGCGAAGTTCCATGATCTTGCTCATATTCATTTCTCCATTTCTCCGGATAAAATCCGGCGGTCATAAAAATAACAGCCTGCTTATCTCATAAAAGCAAGCTGCTGTTTCAAAATTTCATACGGCATTGCGCCGTCCTTTGTCCTGCCGTCCATGCCGATCACAGGCATATCGGGAACAGTCACAGTCAGTGCTGTATCCGTCAACCTTTTTTCGGCAGGTTTCGGTGCTTCAGTTTTGTCATCGGGAGTGTCGTCCGAGTCGGCGGTTTCTGCGCCTGCGGTGATCTTTCCCAAGATGGTCTGCCCCATGATACGGGTACTGTACTGCCAAAGGGCATCGCCGGAGTCCAGCTTGAACGGCTTCTTTTCGGTTTCCTTCTTTTCATCCCCGTCCTCGTCACCGCCTTCCTCGTCGGGCTTTTCGGGATCGTCCGGATTCTCAGGCTCATCCTCCTTCTTGTCCGGCGCAGGCTTTTCGTCAAAGAGGATCACATCGGCAAAGCCAAGCTCCACAGCCTTTTTCGCATTGATCCAAGTTTCATCGGACATGAGCTTGCTGATGCGGTTGTGAGAAAGCCCGGTTTTCGCCATATATGCGTTGATAATGCTCTCCTTGACCTCGTTGAGCGTTGCGATGGCTTTCTCCATATCACGCGCATTACCCATTGCAATTGTGCTGGGATCATGCACCATCAGCAAAGCCGTCGGGGACATCTCCACGGTGTTGCCGGCCATTGCGATCACGCTTGCCGCCGATGCTGCGATGCTTGCGATTTTTACAGTCACCTTGTGCGGATAATCACGAATCATCGTGTAAATCTCGGCAGCGGCGAACACATTCCCGCCTGGACTATTCAGCCAAAGTGTAATGTCGCCTTCCTCGGCATACAGCTCATCACGGAACGACTGAGGCGTGATCTCATCCCCCCAGAAGCTCTCCGAGTCGATAGGTCCTTCGAGCCGGAGGACTCTGCCGCCGCTGTCATCGTGAATCCAGTTCCAGAACTTTTCCATTTACATACCCCCATTCTTGTACTTCTTCCTGCGTTTCTTCCGCAGGAATCTGTCATCGGTTTCCTCGTCCGGATTTTCATCCGGCTCATCCTGTTCCTCGGTGTCGGGCTGATCGTCCGTATCATTACCGGACTGCTTCGGCTGATATGCCGCATACGCCGCACCTGCATCCTCCAGCTTGTTATACGAGCCGTTCAGGTAGTAGTCATTGCCGCCCTGATCATCGGGAATCAAATCCATATTTTCCAGACGGCGCACATCGTTGGGAGACATAAAGCCGTTGCCGACACCGATGGCGTATGCGTTCATACGGCTCTGGTAGTCGCCGCGCATCAGACCGTCCACATTGAATTTCGGAAAATACACATCCTGTTCTTCCTCCAGAAGAAGGTCTTTCATGATGCCCTTTTCGATACGGATGATCCACGGCATAAGAGAATACTGCACGAATGCGATGCCCTGATGCTCAATGTTATTGAAGGTGCTGCGTTTCAAATCCTGCACCAGATGTGGCGGAACCTGAAACATACGGCAGATTTCCTCCACATCGAACTCGCGGGTAGATAAAAACTGCGAATCCTCCGGCGGCAGGGAGATCGGCTTATACTGCATACCTTCTTCGAGGACTGCGATGCGGTGTGCGTTCCGTGCGCCGCCGTATGCCTTTGTCCAGTTGTCGCGGATCTTCTGCGGATCCTTCAGCACGCCCGGATGTTCGAGGACTCCGGCAGGCTGCGCTCCGTTTTTGAAGAAGGCGCTGCCGTATCGCTCTACAGCCATGACAGCACCGAGCGCATTTTTCATCATTGCTATCGGTGAGAATCCGACCAGTCCATTGAAGCCCAGACCGGGGATGTGCAGAATTTCATCCCTGCGAAAAATAATGTCCTTGTCATGCTCGCCCGGTTTTTCATCGGTGTAAGCGTGATAGGTGTAAATGAGGTCGCCGCTTTTCGGATCACGGTCGATTTCCACATTTTCCGGCAACAGCGGATACAGACCGAGGATACCATTCTTGCCGTCACGGACGATTTGTGCATACGCATTTCCCCAAAGCAGCAAATGACACATCAGTGTCTCCCAGAATGAAAATGAACTCATTTCGGGATTTGGCTGCCGGTATAGGATTTTGTACAGCGGATGGTCGGTCGCCAGTTCCTTATCCTCGCCCTCGCCGGTGTATCTGTATAGGTGCAGCGGTAGTCCTGCAATCGTATTGGAAAGCAGTCTCACGCAGGCATAAACGGTCACAATCTGCATTGCGGTGCGCTCATCCACACGTTCTCCGCTGTGCGTCATGCCGAATACGAACAGGTTTCCTGAATCTCGGACATTGTCCTGAATATCCGGCAGCATCGGCGCGTCTCTTGGCTTGTTGATGCCAAGCCAGCTCAAAAAGCCCATAAACATTACCTCCTGTCAGATGACCACAAGATCATGGTCGGGTTCATCATATACAGATCCCTGCATTTCGTGACGGATACATCTGTCAAGTGCCATGATCCAAGCCACAATGCCGTCAATCTTTTCTGTCGATTTCTTTTTACTCGGTTTGATGTTCTCCGCCGCATCAATTTCAGCAACCACATTGCCCGCCATCCAGCGCAGGACAGGGTTGCCGCCGTGTATAAACTGCCCTTCGAGAATGAGCTTGTACAGTTCTTTCATCGGCGGGGACATATCCTTGAAGCCCATGCCCATCGGAACAACGGTAAAGCCGTCACCCTCAAGGTCGGTGATAAGCTGTGTGGCATTCCAGCGGTCGGCAGCAATTTCCTTGATGTTGTACATCGTGTGCAGCTCGTTGATCGTTTTCCGCACGAAATTATAATCGACCACATTGCCCTCGGTGATATGAAATAATCCCATGCGCTCCCATACATCGTAGGGAACATGGTCTCGGCGCACTCGCAAATCAAGCGTTTCTCTTGGCAGCCAGAAGTGCGGGACAACGATGTATTTCTCGCCGTCATGCAGCGGAGGGAACACCAGCACAAATGCCGTGATGTCCGATGTGCTGGACAGGTCAAGACCTGCGTAGCATTCCCGTCCCCGCAGTTTTTCAAGGTCGATAGGAAGATTGCCCCTGTCGTAGATATGCTCCGGAATCCATGCAACGATGCTACCAACCCACTGATCAAGACGTAGCTGACGGAATACATTTTCTTCCGCAGGATTCGTCAGTGCTTCACGGTGGGCATCACGCACTCGGTCAATGGTGATTGTGTATCCGAGCGATGGATTTGCCTTGTACCAAGATTCCTCGGCATTCCAGTCATCGCCGTCATTCAGTCCGTAGATGACCGGATAAAAGGACGGATCAATACGCCGTCCATCGAGAATGTCTTTTGCTTTGGTGTGATACTCGTAGCAGATGCTGTTGCGGTCAGTGCCGGCGGTTGTAATCAGGAAGTACAGCGGCTGAGTACGGGCATCGCCGGATCCCTTTGTCAGAACATCCACAAGGCTGCGGTTCGGCTGGGCATGAAGTTCATCCAAAACCAGACCGGATACATTCAGTCCGTGTTTTGTACCGACTTCTGCTGAAAGCACCTGATAGAATCCCACATTGCTGTAGTTCACCAGCCGTTTTGTCGCCGCCATGATCTTGGAGCGTTTCAGGAGCGCCGGTGTCATTTCCACCATTCGCTTTGCTACATCGAATACGATGGATGCCTGCTGTCGGTCGGCGGCTGCACCATAGACCTCAGCGGAAGGCTCATTGTCGGCGTAAAGCAGATACAGTGCAATTGCCGCCGCAAGCTCACTGTTGTGCGTAGGCATAAACGATGTTCCTGCAAGATATTGGTGGCTCGGACTGTCCACCTGAATGCACTGCATTTTCACAGGATGATCCACAGGCTGAATGTCCAGTAAATAATGAAAACAGGAGCGAGTTTCTTCCACCCGCGCCCGTGTGCGTGTGTACTTTCGTTTCAGTCTTGATGTCGGCTGATCGTCAAAGGTAGTAAACCGGACGATATACAAAATCTCTCCGGTCGGCCACCCATGCCGAGTAGAAGGCTCACATTTCACTGCATTTTTGATACCGAGCGACCACAGCAGTTCTCTGACGGAAAGCGCCAGTTCTCGCAGTGTTGTGACATACACACTTTGCCCCTTTCGTTCGCCGATACAGCCGTCCGAATCCATCAGACCTTGCAGCAATGCCCACCGCTGCTCTGTGGATGCTCTCAGATATTCCGGTCGGATCTTTTTTTCACGGAAGCTGTCAAGCAGGACCGCCTTCAGTTCACTGTACTTTATGATCTCACTGCCGCCGCATTTCTGCGGATAACGGTTGTGTACCTTATACGGAATATTCGAGATGATGTCCTCGACATCCTCCGTCCGAACAGTAATCTCCGGCTTGGTGGCATTGCCGTTTCCGAGCCAGTAGCCGTACAGATATGGATCAATCGGTAAATCTGCCGCCTTTGTCTGAAGGACACCGCATACCGGAATTCGGATAAGGGAATCCCGCTTTGACTGCGGTCTGTCGGAAAAACGCTGTCTGTATTCCGAAGTCCTGCGATAGATCTCACCGGTTGTCCAGAGGACATCTTTGCACTTGCCGTAAATATACTGACAGTTCCACAGATGCCGTTCTCCGGCGATGATCGAAGTGCCGTCTTTGAAGGTCAGCTTGTAGGCTTGCTCTGTATCATCCACAGGGCTTTTCGCAACCACATGGCACGGATTTCCGTTCTCATCAAATACAGTATCTCCGACCTTCAGATCGCCCATATTGGTGAATCCCTGCGGAGTCGGAATAGGCGTATCCAGAGCGAGCTGCTTTCCATTTTTCTTTGGAATTTCGACATAGGCTGTGCGGAATTGCCTCGTATCATCCTCTTTGACGATGCCAAAAATGTCACGAATGATCTGTTCCTGCCACGGCAATAACCAGAACGGCTTTCCCGCCCATCTGCCTTTGGTATGGCACAGGTTTTCAATGAAGCGCACAGCCCTGTCCGCCTTCGCCGCATCGTAGTGCGATTCCGGCAGCATGAAGCGTGTCGGCTGGTAGTTCTTCAGCTTCGGATAGTTTTTCGGGCGCTCCCGCGCCCTTGCCGTTCCTGCCATCAGCCACCTCCGAGCAATTCATCCATATCGTCAACGGCAGCGTTTTTCATATCCGCACCGGCTGTGATACGGCTTCTTGCCGCCGGAGTCAGACCGAACTGCTCTGCGATCTTATTCATGATTTTCAGATAGGTCTGAGCAATGGACACCTGCGGAACCTGCTGCCAGTAGCCGGACTTCGTTTTTACAATCGTACCGTGCTGCGTCATAAATTCCTCGGCTTCCTTCCAACGGGCGTATGCCTGACAGTACGATGCGAATGCCGCCTGATCGACCTCGGTTAGCACACCGATCTGTTCGAGCTGTTTAGACAGCCTGCGCCATTCCTTTTTCGCTTCCGGCTCCAACCACTTCGGACAAGGCGGCGCTTTGCGTTCCGGCTTCGGCTCTGCATCATTCAGCGGACGCTTGCCCGGATTTCCTTCCAGCTCTTTGATCGCTGTCGGCTTTGGTTTTCTGCCTCTCTGAGCCATCCGCATCACTCCTTCCTCAAAAAATCTGCATAAAGAAAAGACCTGCATGCTGCAAGCCTCTCCTATGTATAAAACCACCATGAATTTATCCGTTCAGCATATCCAGCATCAGCCTTGCGCCGTCACGAAAGCCTCTCGTGTAGCTGTCCTCTGAGGTGATCGATTCCATCTGTCGGTGAAGGTCGATCAATGCCTCGAATGCTTCCGCAGTATCCGCTTTCATTCCGTCAGCGATCTGATTGTGCAGATCTTCCGCGCGCCCGTTCAGGTTGTCGTAATCGTCCGCCCTGACCTTGATATCTGTAGGTGCGCTGATTCTGCCCCGGTATAACTCGCTGATTGCTCCCATCCGCTTCACCTCCTTGCCGTGGGGCGATGGGGCGGCTTTGTGCTGCCGCCCGCCGTCCGTTTTGTTCAGTTGAACTTGTCGAGGAGCATCCGAAGGACTGCCTTGGTGTCCTTGTCAGCCGCCCTGACATCCATGCCCCGGTCGTAGTTGAAAACCGTCTCGCCGTTGCGCTCAATCCAGATCTTCGAGGCTCTGCCCTCCTTGTAGCCGAACTCGCTGGGCTCCTCGAAGTGCTTCACGCTGTAGCGGTATTCCCTCCCGTTGTAGTTGATCGTGCCGTGTGTCCACATAGTGTTTACCTCGTTCTTTCGTAGTTTTCGGTAGGCTTTGCCCTTCCGTTGTACCCATATTACCATAGGTCGGCGGATATATCAAGCGGCTAAACTGCCAGAATGTGCAGGGCGATTTTTCGGCGTTTGTTGTACATATTATGCCTTTCCCCAGAAGGCGCACAGTCGCCCTGTGTGGGCGGCTTTCAGTGTGGGGCAAGTTATCCGCAGGAGCCTCAAAAGCCGCGACACAGGCGAACGTGGCGCGGAACAGCCCCTCCGCAGAAGGACTGCTCCGTTTTGGCAATCAGCCGCCGTAGTACTCCTCGATGTACTGTGTGCCGTCCTCCTCGGTGACCACGCTGGGGAACCGTACCTTGTGTCCCTGCTCGGTCATGATGCCCGCGGCAAGGTCGGCGATCTCACCGAGGAATGCCATGTCCCATTCGAGGTCGGGGTTCTCGGTCAGCACCTTGCAGAATTCAAAGGCTGCCTCGTAGATGTCATCGTTGCGGTCTGCTTGCGCATCGGTCAGTTCCAGATTCTCGGCTTCGCCGCACTTTGTAGTGTTCTCGTTCATGTAGATTTCCTCCGTTTTTCGTTGTTTTCGGTTCGGTTTCCCGTTCCGTTGTACACACTATAACTCTTTTTTCGCACATTATCAAGCGTGAGTAATCACGATCATACCGGCTGTTTTTTGCACTGAATTGTGTACATTATAGCTTGCGGTAAATTGCGCCAGAACGCGCAGTGTGGGCGGCTTTTATCTCAGGGCAAGTGATCCGCAGGAAAGCCGTAAGCCACCACACAGGCGAACGTGGCGCAAGTCAGGGCTTGCTGTTTCTGCCCAGCTCGTAGGCTCTTGCCAGCATCATGCGGAGCGTCATTATGCTGACCTCGGTGGTATCCGCATCAATGCCCCGGAAGTCCAGCCCGCCGCGCTCAGCAAGCACAAGGCTTTCTTCCATTGCGATCTGCTCCAATGCCTTCTGGATTTCGGTATCCATGTATGCGCTCCTTTCGGTGGATGCCGCCCCTCCGGAGAAGGGCGGCTCGTTTTCTCAGCCTGCGAAGTTTTCAAGGTAGTCGCTGATCGCCTTTGCCGTTTTGGTGTAGTCCGCTGCGGTTGGGCGGTAGCCGTACCACTTGGGGTCATTGTAAGCCGTCCAGACGTAAAGCCCGTCGTGCTTGCCCCAAAGGTCCTCGAACTTCACCGTCAGGCTGTCGATCTTGCCCTCGGTGCGGTTCAGCACCGTGATCAGGATGCCGTAGCGGCGGTCCGCCTCGATGCATCTTGCGAACTCGACCTTCACCGTGGTGGTGTCGGTCAGGCGGGCGATGCAGGCGCTTCCGACCAGCTTGGGGTTCTTCATGGCGGTGACCTTTGCGGTCATCTTCTTCAGTTCGGTTTCAAAAAAGTTCATGGTGGAATCCTCCGTTTGTTTTATTCGGCGGGGCGTTTGCCCTTCCGTTGTGTCACATATTACCATGATCTCCCCGGAATAGCAAGCGGCTAAACTACCAGAATGTGCAAGGCGATTTTTCGCTGATTGTTGTACATATTATGCCGCCGCCCGAAGGCGCGGAGCAGAGCCGAAGCCCTGCCCCTGATGCGGTCAGAGCATTACGCGGATGCCTTCGACCTCGTAGTCGTCCATGACATGATAGTCGTTGTCGTTGCGGGTAATGGAATCAAGCCCATACACCGTACAGCCGAGCCGTCTCATCTGATGCAGTGCTTCAATCAGAACTGTGGTTTTTGCCGTTACCACAATGGTTGTGATATTGGCAATGCGGAGCGTGTTAAGAAAATCCTCCATGTCGCCCTCGTTCGGCAGGTCGGTCACTTCGTACTTGCTGCTGTTGTGACGGCGGCTGTCCTTGTAGTTCCACAGTGCCTTCCTTGCACCGAGGCTGTAGCCCGACTTCTGACCGTTGCTCTTGCGTTCGTAGATTTTGCGATCCATCTGTTCAAACGTGTAAATGATATCCATGTATTTTCTCCTTTCGGCATTCGGCTGCCCGGTGAAGGGCAGCCCCGCCTTTGTTTTAGTCAATAATGTGCAGCACCACCATGCCATTCGGTGTCGGGATGAAGATTTCAGGCTCCCAGAAGATTGCCTTGTACTTTTCGATCTGCTCATCGGTCAGCCCTGTGAAATCCTCGAAGCCCAGTCCGCAGACGAAGAAGGTACCTTTGATCGGGCCGTATTTCTCAACCGTTCTGTTCCATGCAAGGTCATCGCGGAACAGCCCCTCCTCGTTGCACACAACGGCGATGTTGTCGGTTTCGCTCGGATACAAGGCCTGAATGTAGCCATCCACCTCCGCCTGAAGGTTCTCAAGGGTGTGTTCGATGTCCTTGACGTAGGGGCGCTTGCCGGGTTCGCATACCAGAATTTTCATGTAGATTCGCTCCTTTTGTATGATTCCGCTTGTCTGGCGGTAGTGACATATTAACTCTTTTTCTGCGATAAGTCCACGCCTTTTCGCAAAATAAATGTACCAGACATGAGCCGATATTTCAGGCGGAATTGTACATCGCAAAGAACGCGCACAGTCGCGCCGTGTGGGGCGGTTTTCCGCAGTGGCAAGTTATCCGCTGTCGCCATGAAAAGCCCCACACAAGCGAACGTGGCGGCTTATTCCGCCCTCTGCCGTGCAAGCTCTGCTCTGAGCTGTGTCAGTTCGCATAGCATCTCAAATGAGCGTCCGTACTGCTCCATGTATGCAGCGATGTCGTAGTCTGCGCAGCACAGCAGCTCGAACTTGTCGGTCACGCCGTTCTTTCCGACCGTGAACTTTGCCTTTCTCGGAAACTGCCGGTCGAGCGTGCCTTCAAAGCCGTGCTTGTTGAACCAGTCGATTGCGTACATCTCCTCGTTGGAAAGTACCCTTGTCGCTTTGATCAGGTCGATCATTCTTTCTCACCTCCGTATTCCTTAAGGTAGGCGTTCACGCGGTCGCCGTAGCCCATCTCAGCAAGCTCCTGCGGTTCAAGGACTTCCAGAAGTGCTTCCATTGCAATCCGCTCAGTGAGCAGTCCATCCGTTGAAAGGTTCGCAATGATTGCGGTCAGGCATCTGACCTGTTCGTATGTATCCATGTTCTTTCCTCCTTCGGGTTTGGCAGCCCCTCCCTGCGGAAGGGCTGCGCTGCTCCGTTCGTTTACTTGCTCTTGCGTCCTGCCTCATAGGCTTCTTTCAGGGCTGCTTCCAGTCCCCAGACCGAAACCTCGATGAAGTCCTCGCGGTCGCAGTGGCGGGTTTCGAGGTCTCCGCGCTCGGCTACCAGAATCAGGTGCTTTGCGGCAATCTCGTAGACCTTCTTGTCGATGCCCTCCAGCGGATGCTCGGCTCTCTGCAGCTCGCGCTCGTATTTGGCGATGCTGCTGTCCATGTTCTTCAGTGCCTGCGCCTTTGAGATACCGTAGACCTCAAGGCAGACCTCTTCGGTCATCTGCTCGGTGGCGGCTCTGCCGTTCCGCAGGAAGTTCAGGGTGGTCTTGATCTCGTTCAGCTTTTTCTTGGTCATGGTGGTGTACCTCCGTTTTTTGTTTTCGGCTGGGCTGTCTGCCCTTCCGTTGTGTCACATATTACCATGATCTTTCCGGAATAGCAAGCGGCTAAATGTACAGAATGAAATCGGCGTATCTTCGTCATTTGTTGTACATAGTACACCATGCCCACAGGAAGTTCACAAATGCGCCAGAATGCGCCGTGTGGGGCGGTTTTCCGCAGGGGCAAGTTCATCGCTCACCGCAGGAAAACCGCACACAGGCGAACGTGGGGCAAGCCAGCCCCGCAGGGCTGAACTTGTCAGCCCTCGGTCGGCGGAATCCACTGTCCCGTCCTTTCATCGAAAAGGTAGTAATACGGGATGCCCCAGTCGTCTCTCATCAGCGAAACAACGCTCTTGTGGGTGACCGCAGGCTGCATCGGCTCGTTGCGGTCGCGGTGGTATGCAACCGTCACGCCCTCCGCGGGCTTCTCGAAGCTGTGCGGCTCGTCCGCATCCGGCGCAAGGCGCTCACCGAGGATGCTGATGTCTCCGAGGGCAAGCAGCGCCTTGACCTTCTCTGCGGTGTTGTAATGCTCGGTGAGGATCGGCATCTGGTGGTCGGGGTAGCCGTCCCAGTGGCAGTAGATCGTTTCCGTGGTGCCGTCCTCGTGCAGGATGCCGATTCTTGAATTCGTGCTCATGTTCATAGACCTCCGTTTTTTTTGTTTTCGGCGGGCTGTCTGCCCTTGCCGTTGTGTCACATATTACCATGATCTAGCCGATAAGTCCACGTCTATGTGCAAAATAAATCGTAGAAGAATCGCCGTATTCACCCTTTCGTATTGTCGGATGTACACATGAGTGAAAGGGTGGAGCAGAGCCGAAGCCCTGCCCCTGTTGCGTTCACCCCTTCAGCTCATCCTCGGTCATCAGCCTGAAGTTTTTGTCCTGCCAGAAGGAAATGTAAACATCGTAGCGGACATCCCATTCGCTTTCGTAATATTCGTCTGCTTCCTCATCGTATTCCTCGCTGGTCTCGACCTCTGTATAGCTGTAGACCTCTCTCTGCTCGAAGCCCTCGCCCCAGCCGTCGCTGTACTGTCCGCTGAGGTATTCCTTGAGCTGTGCTGTGTCATCATCCGTCCAGTCGTCATCTACCTCGCAGGTGGCAAGTCCGTAGAGCTTTCTGCCAACCCACTCTGCGCTCATTGTGACCTTGTGGAGCTTTTTGTAGTAGGTTGCGCCGTGGTAGTCGTCTGCGTACTCGGCAAGGTCGGTATTGTCGTTCTCCAGTGTTTCGATAAGCTCTGCGGCGTACTCCTCGGCGGGGGCTGTGAAGCAGTTGCTTTCGCTTGCAATCTGGGCAATCAGCGGATTGTAAATTTTCAGGGTTTTCATGGTGGTGTACCTCCGTTTTTGTTTTCGGCGGGCTGTCTGCCCTTCCGTTGTGTCACATATTACCGCCTTTTGCCTGAAAAGTCCACGCCTATGTGCAAAATAAATCGTAGAAGAATCGCCGATTTTCGCAGTTATAACTGGTACATATACCAACGCCCCACAGGAGGCTCACAAACGCGCCGTGTCGCGCCCGAAATCCTCCCAACAAACAAGCGGCGCAGAGCCGTAGAGCCCCACACCGCCCGTTGTACGCCCCTTATTCGGGAATGTACTTGTCGTGGATGATGCCGAGGATCTTGTCCTGTTCATCGATGCTGATGCCCATGCTTTCGAGGGCTTCCCTCGTGCCGCAGTCGGGGCAGATCAGTGTATCGTTGTCGTAGCGGGACAGCGCCGGTCGCTCGGTGTAGGTGCGTCCGCACTTGGGGCATTTGCGTGGTTCGTTTACTCGGTCTTTCATTTGAATTCCTCCTATGTAGTTGGTGGTGTGCCGCCCGAAGGCGGCAGGCTGCTATTCTTCGGTTCGTTCGGTGTGGCTGAGGATCTCTGCGGCGCTGCCCGACTCTGCGTATCCGCAGTCCCAGATGGCGAGGAGCATCTCCTCGTCGGTTTCGGGAACCTTGATGCTGTAGGTGATCTTCCGTGCCCGAATGTCGATCAGCATCTTGGTGGTGATCTCAAGGAAGTCGGCGGGGATCTCTCTGGTCGTGCCGTCCTTTGCGATCAGGCGGACTCCGTGGCGGCGAAGGCTTTCAATATGTTCTTGGCTGGTCATGTTCAGGACTCCTTTGCGTTATTTTCCCTTGCGGTAGTGACATATTAACTCTTTTCGGGGCTGATTGCAAGCGGCTAAATGTACAGATCATGATGGGCGATTTTTCGGCAGTCATTGTTCAATTTATGCCTTGCCCACATTTGCGCCGTGTCGCGCTGTGTGGCGCGGTTGACTGAGATGGGATAACCGTTCGGAGGATACCCCTTCCGCCCCACACGGGGCGACGTGGGCGCTGTGTGTGCGCCCGTGCCGTTCCGCTTTGCATCCGCCCCGCAGGGCAGGCCGTTAAGGCCTGCCGAAGCGGAATGCGTTGTCGCCAGTCAGGTTTTCAGTTAAAACCGTTCTGGCAGTCTCGAACTCGGCTCCGATAAAGCCCATTCTCATCAGCCAAGTCCGCATTGCGAACTTTTTGTTTTCCTTCTGCTGTTCCTTGGGGCTTGCGCTTCTGAGGTCCTTTGCCATCTGGCTCATTGCGAGGCAAAGCTGAATGTAGCTCTTGAGCTTGCCTGCGTGGAGTCCGTTCTGCTTGCCGTTGGAAGGCGGTGCGAACTGGAAAAGTCTGAACTCGACCGTGCCTTTTGTGAAGGTCGCGTGCAGGTTGAGCATGTGGTATCGGCTGCCGTTGTAGTGGTGCGTTCTGCCGCTGCTGTAGCCCTGCGAACCGTACCAGATGTCCGCAAGCTGTGCCATCGTGCGGGGCTTTCTGCGGTTGAGCTGTTCAAGGAATCGCGGGTCAACCGTTCTGCAATACTGGCTCATTCTGTAGCTGTCAACCTTGATTGCCTCGGCGATCAGCGTTTCGTGGCTTGCCATGATGTTCGCAAGGTTTCTGAGGCTCTGCGGTGTGTGTCCCTGTGCGCCGATGTGAATGTGGACTCCGCATCCTCTTGTGTAGTCGCTCTTTGCGCCTGCCTTGCGGAGTCTTCTCACAAGCTCCTGCAGGGTTTCGATGTCTGCGTAGTGCAGGATCGGTGTGACCAGTTCGCACTTTTCGCTGTCGGAGCCTGCGATGCTGACATCCTTCTGGAACTTCCACTCGCGTCCCTGTGCGTCCCATGCGCTGTAGGTTTCGTAGCCGTTGCGGTGGCCTGTGTACTCGGTGCGGTCTGTGCCGAAGAACTCGGCGGCAAGCTGTGCGGCAGCCTTGCGGGTGATGTTGTTCATCTCGATCTCAACCCCAATGGTCTGCTCCTTCATTCTGTTGATCTGCTGTGCGGTCTTCTCAGTCATTTTTGTATCCTCCGTTTCGGTTTTCGGTGGGCTGTCTGCCCTTCCGTTGTGTCACATATTACCGTCTTTCGGAGGATATATCAAGCGGCTAAATGTACAGATCATTTCGGTGTATTTTTCCCGTATCTCTGGTACTTTTACATACTTGATAAACTTGCAATTCTATGGTAAACTTGGATACGATGGAATAGGTTCTCACATTTTCGGGAGCCCCAGTGCGGTATAAAATCGGCGGTCGGGAAGGCAGAAATCCAGCCCTGCCATTCCGCCGTTTTTTCTTTATCTATACAGATGCCTTGTGCTTTGCTCGTAGGCTTCGTAGAGGAATTCGGGATCGAATCCGAATGACCGATAACCTGTCACGCAAGTCCAGAAGTATCGGGGTGTCGGTTCTCCGAGCCGTCGCTTTTCATTCATGATGTACAGAAAGCCGTTTGTCATCACCGTCCTGCCGCTTGCAGTGCGGAACACCGGGAGTCTGATCTCCTTTTTATAGTAGCAGACCGGGCAGCCTTCGTAGCGATCGAGCATCTTCTCATGCTCCGCTGTGACCTCCCAGACCGCGATTGGAACAACGCCGTCCGGCTTCGGCTCGATGGTCAGGTAGAATCCGGTCTTGCTGCCTTTGAAGAGCAGCTCGTAACCTTCGAGCAGCGCCGTTCCTACCGGCTTTGCACCGGGGCATCGCATCTGCATCTGTCTGCGGTTGAGGTTGCTCCCGTAGGCGAGGTAGTATCTTTTCTTGCTCATGTGATCTCCTCCGTTCAGGGTATTTGGCGGGCATCCTGCCTTGCCGTTGTGTAGCATATTACCATACCCTGCGGAGGTTATCAAGCGGGTAAATGTACAGATCATAACGGGCGATTCCTCGCCGTTTGTTGTGCATATTACGCCTTGCCGTAAAACGCGCCGTGTCGCGCTGTGTGGGGCATAAACCGTAACGGAGTAACTGTCGGAGGATACCCGCAAAGCCCCACACAGGCGAGCGTGGCGCATTTGTGCGCGTTCAGCGGCCGGACAGAGATTCCTGCCGAGCCTGTTCGAGAAAGGTCATTTCAAGACCGTTCATTTCATATCCCTCGCGGATGATGCTGTAGTAGCCGGGGCTGGGCGGTCGGACTCCCTTGCTGTTCATAATGTAGACCATCGCATCAACGGTCTTGCCGTTCAGCTCGACCTGCACTGTCTCCCTGCGGTAAAGGTGCGGGTAGCCCTCGTAGCGGTCAAGCGGAATCTCATCCGCAGGCTTGATGTTCCAGAGCAGAACGGGAACGCTGCGGTCGGGATCGGGCTCGATGGTCGCCACGCCGTTGAATACCAGCCGGTAGCCGTAGAGCGTACTTGTGCCGAGGACTTCGGCTGTGGGGCAGCGCCGCTGCATCTGCCCGATGTGAAGGTTTGAGCCATAGGCTAAGTAGATCATGATTTTTCCTCCTCGTTGGTGATGATTGTGAATTCGTCTGCGCCTTCGATCAGGGAAAGCGTTCTGCCGTTGTCCCATTTCATATGGACATTGCCGGCATCGTCAATATAATCAACGGAACCGGTCGTTCCGGGCGGAATGGGTGCGTAGGGATCGTCCATGTGATTCAGGCGGATGCGGGTGCCTGCGGGATAACGCTCCCGCAGGGCTTTCAGTTCATGTTCATTCGGAAACCGCATCGTACTCTTCCTCCTCGGTGGTCTGTGCGGCTGCCTTTGCCGCCTCACGCTTTGCCTTTTGGCGCTCCGTCCATTTTGCCTTTTCCTCATCGTTGCGGAAAGCGGTATGCCCGGTCAGATGCTCCAGAAGGATGCGGCGGTCGGTCTTGTGGTCTGCGCCGCCGAAGCCGATGCGTACCAGCCAGACGCGCATTGCGTACTTCTCGTTGCTGTCATCGACATCCTTTGCCTGCACGCGCTTCTGCGTCAGTGCCATGCTGTTCATCGCTGCGGCGAGGTTCGTGAATGCCTGCACATGGTCGGCATCCGGCGCTTCACCAAAACCGTCAAAGATGAGCTTGTCATCGGCAAATCGGATGCCCTTCAGTTCAGGGTTCGTTTCTTCCCATTCTCTGATAAAGGCGATCAGCTCGTAAGTGCTGCGGAACTCATGTCCGCCAATCTCATCCACAAGGCTCTTATCGGCGGCGAATGCTCCGCAGGTCGCCTTGCTGAGAAGTGCGCCCCTTGCGTGGATCATGCAGATGAGGTTCGTGAGGCTCTGCACCGTGTGGTCAGCCAGCGGAAGTGCGACCGTTACCGCAATCGGGAAGCCGTCCGTTTCGGTCTCCGGCTCATTGTCATTGGTGACCTCTTCATCGGTGTCCGGCGTATCCTCCTCGGTGTCGGAAATGATGGTCACATCAATCTCGACATAGTCCTCTTCGGCTTCCGTTACGGTATCCGTTCCTGCCGGCGGAGTGATTGTCTCGCCGTTGTAGCCTGCATCGGCAAGTCCGTCCAGCACCTTCTCCACGATCTCGGTGTCGCTGCGGTCGGTGAAGCTGAGGACCGCGTCCTTGCCGAGGGTAAAGATGTCGATCTGGTAGGCGCAGCTCGGAACGCCGAGGTACTTGACCTCTGCACCGATGATCTCTGCGATTTTCTGTGCCAGTGCCTTGCGCTGGCTCTTTTCGATATTGTACTTGATTTCCATAATAAAACCTCCGTTTTTACTGCCGCCCCTTGCGCCTTGTGCGCTTGGGCTGCGGCGTTTTCGTAGTCACATATTACCGCCTTTTGCCCCGGAATGCAAGACTGTAAAACGGAGAATGTACGGGGCATATCCGCCCCTGTGATTGTGCATAATACGAGTGTAAAAAAGAAGCCTGCGGCAGAACATCTGATTTAGTATCAGAACGTTCACAATTTGCTGCAAGGCTTCTTTATTACTATTTCTTTCTCGGTGCGAAAACCCTGACCGGAACACGCTGTTCCCGGCAGTGGTCGATCACATATTTTGTACCGCGGGACTGTCCGTCCCAGAATGCGAGAACCACATCGGCATAGGCGATGATCTCCAGATTCCTTTTCAGCGGGGCGCTCCTGCCGAAGCGTTCATAATCCGGCAGAAACTCCTTCAGCGGAATGCCGTGTGCCTGTGCATATGCCCGCGCATCCGAATCAATGCCCCTTGCTCCTCCGCTGACGATTTCTGTGACATCTTCCGGAAGATACCGTTCAAGGTCATTCACATGAAGTCCCCGTGAGCCAATAATTGCTATTTTCATACCGCACAACTCCTGATAGATATATTTTAGATACACTTTATATCCATTTCAAACATTATACCACAAAACAGGTCTAAAATAAAGTCATAATATATCTGAAAGGAAGTTATTTTATGGCTATCAAAAGTGTATCCATCCGTATCGAACAGGAGATGCTTGATAAACTTCACGTTGTTGCTGACTACGAAGGTCGTTCTGCCAACAGTCAGGTTCTTATCCTGATTCGTGACTGTATCGAACAGTACGAGGAAAAGCACGGAAAGATCGAGCTTGGCGGGGATAAGAAATCTGAATGAGTGTATCTCTGCGAAATCAAAGTAACGCAGATTCGGGAGTTTTCGTTTCATCGTTTCAAAACGGGCACGTTATGCGTTCACTTTTGTGTATCTCTCTGCGCTGCCCATGCGATGCCGGAAAGCACGAAGTATACGACCGGCTCTGAGACACCGTTGCCCCACAGCTTGTACTCCGCTGAATCCGTGTACGGATCAGCCAGCCATTTTCTGATCTGCTTTTCCGTTTTCGGCTTGCCCTTGGGATTGGTGATTTGCCGCCATGTTTCCCAGACCTCCGTCCAGAAAGCGATCTCCTCATCGGAAGGATCAGTAATTGCAAGGTCGGCACACCACCAGTCAGGGAATCCCTGTAATCGTGCACATTCAACGGGAGTCAAGCGGCGTACAATATATACCGGCTCGTCATTCGGAAGGTCGTTTACAAGCGGAGGATCCTTCCTGTCGGAAGCGACAAGCGTGTTTGCTTGTTCATGCGCAGCGACCGTGTGGTGTGAATTCTTGCTTGTGCAGTAATGATCTGCGGGGGCTGCGACTGTTGCAGTTCCTCTTGCAACAGCCGTAACGGATACATCCTCCGAAACGGCGAAGTGATTGTCGCGGGAGATTGTGAAGGAGGGATCAGGCGCGGCTACGCAATGGCGATCTGCGGTATTCAACGTGAAACATACATCCTCGTTGATGCCATCACCCTGCGGACCGTTTTGATCGGCACGACCGATCATTGAGCCTTGCAGAGCGTAGGTCTCCGGCTCAGCTACCACAACAGCCTGCTGATTATCCCCGGCATTTGCACGGAGCGTACCACTTTTGCCGTCACTATATACATGACCGCCGATGCGGGATGCCGCCCCCGGTTCGAGAGCGACCACCGCAACTCCTCCATGATTCGAGTCTGGCGATCCCTCGCCGGTATCAAGGCATCGTGAAATCTGCGTCGGGTAGCAATGCCCACGAGCGTTTTTCGTGCCGTCCGATGTGAAACGCACATCGAATGTTTCCGGCGCAGGTGCTACCACGCAGATGCCGCCCTGATTCGATGTGACCGAATTTCCGCCGCTTTGGTCGAGTGTCCTGCTTGTGGTCGCTTCATAGAAACCGCTGTGCGGATTGTCCGACATCATCGCATTGGAATGCTTGCTGCATACACCGAAGGCATGGATATCCGGCTGGAAGAGCGTCTGGTCATTATTCGTACCGAGCGTTGCTGACTTGTCGGTCTGCCAGAGAGCGCCCTTGCCTCCACCGCTGCACCCCGCCCTTATCTTCAGCGTGACAGGTTCAGCGACAAGTGGCGTATTGTTTCCGCCTGTTCCGGCTCGTCCGCAGAGCGTCTGAAACACACCGTCGGGATTGATTTTCGCTCTTCCGTCCGTGGGATTATTCTCCACCACAAGCGGCTGATTGTTGCCGCCCATGCCGTAGGTAGCAGTCACAGGCTGGGCTACTTCCAGAGGTCCTCTGAATCGGCTGTCTTGCCCGTGATTTTCATAAAGTTCCATTGCCGCCGGAACGACACCGGCTCTCAGCGTCGGGGAGACTTCCTCCTCGTAACCGATGCTCCGAGCCTTTGCGCTGTGTTCGGTTGAGAATCCCGCCGCCTGCAGGACACCGTTTCTGCCGGTTGACATTCCGCAGTTCACACCGAGCGTTGCTGCGGTATCATCTGTAACCGCAGCATTGTAGCCGTCAATGCCGACCGCATGAAGCACCGCCGGATGATTGCCGTGATCCTGTGCGACCAGAGCGAGCGCCTTGTCCTCGGTGATGCCGACACCGGAATTGCCCTGCGGATTCAGGCAGAGGGTTCCACCTCCAGCGTCAGACCGCCCGCCTGTCTCTCCAGCGCTTTCCGCAGCACCTCCGGCAGTTCCTTGCCACGAACGGAAGCCCTGCGGAGTATACCCAGACACGCCTTCGGACTTAAATAGTATTTCTCCGGCACTTCCGCCAGCAAAATCTGCGACAAGGTAGATTCTTGCTCTGCGCTGGGGGACACCCCAGTATTGAGCGTCGAAAACTCGGTAAGCCACGCTCCATCCGTTTCCCAGATATACGTCTGATTTTGCCCATCTGTGATTCTCAGGCGCAGGCACCTCGATCCCTTTTTCTTTAACTCCGATAACTGCTTCGAGGACAGCTTTGAAATCGTCTCCTCCGTTGGAGGAGAAAGCGCCGGGGACGTTCTCCCAGACGCAGTATCGCGGGTATTGTCCATTTGTTGCATCCCTCATTTCTTTGATGATGCGAATCGCCTGAAAGAACAGGTTCGACCGATCACCGTCATGGATTCCGGCACGCTTGCCCGCAATGGACAGGTCCTGACACGGGCTGCCGAAGGTGATGATATCCACCGGCGGAAGCTCCGCACCGTTCAGCGTAGATACATCGCCGTAGTGCTTCACCTGTGGAAGCCGTCTGTGCGTGACAAGTACCGGAAAAGGTTCAATTTCGCTGCTCCACTTCGGCTCGATCCCTGCGAGGATGCCGCCAAGCGGAAAACCGCCGGAGCCGTCAAACAGGCTGCCGAGCGTCAGATGTTTTGTTTTCATTTATTCCTCCTGACTCAGACGTACTCGATGCGCCTGTCAGATTTTTGAAGCACGATAAAATACGCATGATACTTGCGGCTGTGCTTCTGATTCCGCTTTTGCCAGTCAGCTACCAGTCGGCTTTTCGCAAGCAGTACAAACAGGTCTTTCGGATAAAAGCCGATCTTCACCGCCTCGTTGATGATATACACATGGCTCAGATGCTGCCTGCCGCTGCTGACCTTGTCCTGACACTTGAAGATCAGGATGCCGTCCGGTTTCAGAACTCTGTATGCCTCGGAAAGCATATCCGAATAGCATCGGTGCAGGCTCTTTTCATCGGGATATACACCGAAACGCCTGTTGATAATGTTGCCATCAGTTCCGTTCAGCGATTTCCCTTTGGTCGCCAGAAACGGCGGATCGAGCATCATGCACGAAATACTACTGTCCGCAAGCGGAAGATGCCTTGCATCCGCCTGTACCACATCGCTCCGCTGCGGAGATATGTCAAATCGGTACTGTGGCAGAGCGATGTCCGTTCCGTTGTAGAAAGTCCCTGTGCTGAAGGTCGGATCGCAATCGATCTTTCCCTCCGGCACATGGAGCTTTAGAATGTTACGGATGATCTCGCCCTGATCGTAGCCGATGCTTTTTACAAGGTCAGGCATCGGTCGCATTCCTGCATATCACAAGGAAATCCTCTCTGATCTGTTCTCTGTAGGCTGCCGCCACCGCAGGAATCTCATGCGTATACACTGGTCTGCCGATAAAGCCGGAAAGGTAATCGTACAGATATTTCAGATCATCGCCTTTCAGCATCGAAATCTCTGTGTACGCGGTCACGACCGCACATTCATGCTTTGTCATCCAGCGCCTCCCCAAGCATCTGCTTACAGGCTTTCGTGTAAAAATCCCTGCTGACTTCAAAGCCGTAGCTGTGTCTGCCAAGTTCCCTCGCAGCGCGGAGCGTTGAGCCGGAACCGGCGCAGGGATCGATGACCACATCACCCTCATCGGTGAAAATACCGATCAGCCGCTTCAGCAGATTCACCGGCTTTTGGCTCGGATGTATCTTCGGGATATCCTTGCCGTCACGCACCCAATCGAAGTGGTCGAAGATCATGTGCCGTCTGCCGTTCGCATCGGTATTGCGGAACTTCGGAAGCTTGCCGCGATACAGTACAAGAGCATATTCGGTAGCACCCACGATCCTCATGTTTGCCTTCAGCACCTGCGGACTGTAATTCTTCATGAAGCACAAAAACTGATACTTCTTGAAGCCGTATTTCTCCGCCTGCCGGATGACCTCCGGTATCTGCTGAAAGGCACAGAACACGATCATACACGGAGCGTCCTTTTCACCTTTGGACGGCTCTTTTTTGAGCAGCCGGTTACAGAAAGCAAAGTATTCCGCAATGTTGAAGGTGTAGTCCGTGTGGAATGCCGCCTTGTGTGCTTTGCTGCTTTCGCCGTTCTGATTGTCACCGTCTACATACCAGTCGGGACGGCTGGCATAAAAATCGCCGCCGATGTTATACGGGATGTCTGCGATGACAAGCTGCGCCTTCGGGATGTTGTAGCCTTTGAAGTTTTGGAAATTATCATGCAGTAAAACGCATTTCACATCAGCCATCGACACCCTCCAGTCTCTTTTTCAGTGCCTTGCGGAATTCCTTTGTGCCGAGCTGATTGCCGTCCGTCTGCCATTCCAGCTCAAAATCAAAACGCGCCTCCAGTTTCCGGACTGACCAGCCGGGCTTGAAGGTGCGCCATGTCGCATCGTCCCACTCTCTGAGTTGTTTCCAAAGGTCGGGGAAATCGTAGTAAAGAACACGCAGCTCGTTCAGCGGCTGCAGCGGGCAGCACCAACAGGATACCCGTCCGAATTTCTCATACAGACCGCCCCAGTCATAGCCGCGTTCCCTGCAGTATTGCAGGCAGTCAGCTTCGGTCATGCCCCACTCCACAAGCGGCAGCCGGACATTCGGTCGGCAGTTGCATTTGTGCGTAATGCGTTCCGTTTCATCGGCGGCGATGCCGATGTACTCGATCACCGTGTACTTCTTTCGCAGTTCGCTGAGGAATTTCTCGCGGGGTACTGTTTTCAGAAGATTGGTACACCACCGCATCAGCGGTCCCGCCCAACTGTATCCGGTCTTGCCGCGCATTTCCGGCTTTTTCCGTTTGATTGGCTTATGGAGCATGAGATATTCAAAGGTATATTCGCTCTTGACAGTCGTAACCTTCATGCCGGTATCCTGCTCAACTTTGTGTACATGGTCATACAGTGCCGGGAATTCCAAACCGGTATCGCAGAACAGTACCACATCGACCTGCATACCCATTTCGAGCATTTTCAGGAGCATTGCAGTGCTGTCTTTTCCACCGCTGAAGGAGACCATATGGAGCAGAGGTTTCATCTCATCCATTCGCGTCACCGTCCTGCGGCATCGCTGCGACCGCTTCATCGAAGGAGAGCTTCTGACCGCCACGGATAACATATGCGACCTCGGCAGTCTGCTTTTCGTGACACCATGCGAGATACCGCTTGACGATGACATCCACAAATTTCGGATCAAGCTCAATGCCACGGCAGACACGGTCTGTCTCGCAGCAAGCGATCAGCGTGGAGCCGCTGCCGAGGAACGGATCGAGGACGATGCCGTTTGTCATGGTGCTGTTTTTGATCGGGTATGCCATCAGCGGGATCGGTTTTGTGGTCGGATGGTCGGGACTGCTCTTGGGCTTGTCGTATTCCCATACAGTCGTCTGCTTGCGGTCGGCGTACCACTGATGCTTGCCCTTCTGTTTCCAGCCGAACAGACACGGCTCGTGAATCCACTGGTACGGACTCCTGCCCAGCACCAGAGAATTCTTCTTCCAGATACAGCAGCCGGAAAGCTGGAATCCCGCCTCCTTGAATGCTCTGCGGAAGTTCAGCCCTTCGGTGTCGGCGTGCCATACATAGATGCTGCCGTCATCGGCAAGGTTGTCATACATACACTTATAAGCGGCAAGCAGGAAGTTATAGAAATCGCTGTCACTCATGTTATCGTTCATAATCTTGCCGGCGGTCTCCTCAACGTCCACATTATAAGGGGGATCGGTCAGGACGAGGTTTGCCTTCTGATCGTCCATCAGCTTTGTGTATGTCTCTGCGACTGTACTGTCGCCGCAGATGACTTTGTGCCTGCCGAGAATCCAGATGTCTCCCGGCTGTGAGAAGGTCGGCTTTTGCAGTTCTTCCTCCACATCGAAGCTGTCCTCTTTGACCTGCTTGTCGTGTACTTGATTGAAAAGCTGCTCGATCTCCGGCGGATCAAAGCCGGTCTTGCCGAGGTCGAAATCGCTGTTCTGGATATCTTCGAGCAGTTCTGCCAGAAGGCTCTCGTCCCATGCGCCGGTAATTTTGTTGAGCGCAATGTTCAGAGCCTTTTCACGCACCTTGTCGATGTCCACCACGGCGCAGGGTACCTCGGTGTATCCGAGCGCCATCGCTACGGTCAGTCTTTGGTGTCCGCCGATGATCGTCATATCGGCATTGACAACAAGCGGATCGGCAAAGCCGAATTCGTCGATGCTGTTTTTAATTTTCTCGTATTCCTTATCGCCGGGCTTCAGATTTTTACGGGGGTTATATTCCGCAGGCTTCAGTTCCGAGACAGGGATCATACGAAGTTCTGCTGTTTTCATCTCATCCCTCCACATAGTACAATTGCCGCAGCTTTGCGGCTCGCTTTAAGTTCTGCTCCTTCAGTGCAGCCATCTCACGGAGCGCCTGTTCACTCAGGGGCTTGATCTTGTGCTTTTCCGCAAGCGTTCTGTATCTGCGGATATCTTTGCGGAGGTCTGCATCTGTCACGGATATGAGATACGCCTTGCCGCAGTAGTCGCAGCGGAAGAAGCTGTATTCAATCTCACCCTCACGCTGTGTCAGCGTTTCAGGGACAAAAGCACATCCGCACTTATCACACCGCACTGCATTTTTCAGCACGATGCGAGGTTTGTTCTTCTTTGTTTTCCGGCTCATACGGCTCCTTTCCCGGTCATGATCTGCACAAGGAATGTGCGTTATCTGCGCCCGATGTTCTGTACATTTAGCCGCTTGCTATTACCCCGATAACGTGGTAATATGGGTACAACGGAACGAGGGGAAACCCCACCGAATACAGAACGCGGAGGACACAGCTATGAAGTACGAGGTTACCATCAACAACTACCAGAAGGGCGCGCAGCTCAAGACCGCCATGCCGGATCATGTGCTCCTGCTCGAAAAGATCGACCGGAATCACCATCGGGTGGTCTACGAGCTGGAGAACGAACGCCAGCGGCAGTTCATCGAGAAGGTGTATGCCCGGAAGCTCCGCCCCCTCGACTGAGGGCGGGTTGCCCGACCGCCTCGCCGCCGCGCAAGCGGAGGATGCGCTGATTCCGGCTGCCCCGGAAGGCAAGCGAGATGTCCTTCTGTTCCAGCAGGAACGGACCGTCTACAAGCACATCGACATAGCGGAGGATTTCCTCACCCCGAAGCATCTCGTAGGTGTATCCGGAGAACAACCAGATATCCTTCTCCGGCATCTCCCACCAGATCTTCTTCAGCAGCGGCAGCAGCACACACTCGTTCTCCTCCTCGCAGGGTTCGCCGCCGAGTATGGAAATGCCCTGAATCCAAGAAGGACGCAGGGCATTGATGATCTCTTTTTCGGTTTCGGAAGTGAACGGCTGACCGTAGTTGAAGTCCCATGTCTCCGGGTTATGACAACCCTTGCAGTGATTCCGGCATCCGCTGACGAACAGCGACACACGCACACCCTCGCCGTTGGCAATGTCATTCTTATTCAGACCGCAGTAGTTCACAGGTGCATCACCCGATCCTTGATCTCTGCCGTCCTGCCTTGATTCCAGAATTGCGTGCCGAGGTAGCCGCAGGTACGGCGGCAGACATTCAGCGTCCGCTGATCGCGGTTGCCGCAGTTCGGACATTCCCAGATCAGCTTGCCGTCTACTTCCACGATCCCGATCTCGCCGTCATAGCCGCAAGCCTGACAATAGTCGGATTTGGTATTCAGTTCGGCGTACAGGATCGTTTCATAAATGTGCCGCATCAGCGCAAGCACCGCAGGAATGTTGTTTTGAAGGTTCGGCACTTCCACATACGAAATCGCGCCGCCGGGAGAAAGCTCCTGAAATTCGGACTCAAAGGTCAGCTTGCTGAAGGCATCAATCGGCTCGGTCACATGGACATGATAAGAATTAGTGATATAGCTTTTATCCGTCACATGGGGAATGATGCCGTGTCTGCGCTGAAGGCACTGTGCAAATTTGTAGGTGACGGATTCCATCGGTGTACCGTACAGCGAAAAGCTGATGTTTGTTTCGGAGCGCCACTTGCTGCACTTGTCATTTAGGAATCGCATCACCGAAATGGCGAAGGCTTTTCCCGCCGGTTCTGTATGCGAACAGCCTGTCATGCGGTAGGTCATTTCTGCGATACCGGCATAGCCGAGCGAGATCGTGCTGTAATTGTTATACAGCAGGTCATCAATGACCTCGCCGTTCTTCAGTCTTGCCAGTGCGCCGTACTGCCAGAGGATCGGCGCAACATCGGACGGAGTTCCTTTCAATCGCTCATGCCTGCACATTAGCGCCTTGCGGCACAGTTCGCAGCGTTCATCAAGAAGCTGCCAGAACTTGTCAGTATCGCCGTCAGCGGAACACGCTACATCCACAAGATTGATGGTAACGACACCCTGATTGAAGCGACCGTAATACTTGTGGTCAGCGGAAGGTGTCAGGAAAGATCGGCAGCCCATGCAGGCATACACATCGCCTTTGAGCTGTTTCATGATCTTGGCAGAGATATAATCGGGAACCATGCGCTTTGCCGTACACTTGGCGGCAAGTTCGGTGAGGTAGTAATACTTGGAGCCGGGCTGAATATTGTCCTCATCGAGAACATAGATCAGCTTCGGGAATGCCGGTGTGATCCACACGCCCTTCTCGTTTTTTACGCCCTCGATACGCTGCAACAGCGTTTCCTCGATGATAAGCGCAAGGTCATCTCTGGTCTGTCCCTCCGGTACCTCGTCCAGATACATGAACACTGTCACAAACGGAGTCTGTCCGTTGGTGGTAAGCAGTGTATTGATCTGGTACTGGATGGTCTGTACGCCTCGCTTGACTTCCCGGCGCACACGCTTTTCAACGATATGGTCGAGTTCTTCCTCGGACAGCTTTGCACCGCAGTCGCAGTTCACATCCTCGAACACCTCGGCTCGTATCTTCTGGCGGCTGACATCCACAAAAGGTGCGAGGTGCGCCAACGACACTGTCTGTCCGCCGTACTGGTTCGATGCCACCTGTGCAATGATCTGCGTTGCGATGTTGCAGGCAGTCGAAAAGCTGTGCGGCTTCTCGATCATTGTACCGGATACCACAGTACCGTTCTGAAGCATATCTGCCAGATTCACCAGACAGCAATTGTGCATCGGCTCTGCGATGTAGTCGAGGTCATGCACATGAATGATGCCGTCATCATGGGCGGCGATCACATCCTCCGGAAACAGAAAGCGGCGGCAGATGTCTCTGCTGACTTCACCCGCCATATAGTCGCGGAGTGTGCTGTTGATGATTGGATTCTTGTTGGAATTCTCCTGCTTGGCTTCCTCGTTGTTGCGCTCCAGCAAACTGAGGATTTTGCCGTCCGTCGTATTTATCCGACGCTGCTGCTCATGACGCAGACGGTACTCGCTGTAGTGGCGTGCAAGTTTGTACGCTTCGGCCTTGTCCAGTTCATCGAGGACCATGTCCTGGACTTCTTCGACATGGACAGGTCTTGCAAGCGCCTCACACCGCTGCTCGACTCTGCCGACAATGAAGCCGATAGCCGTATCAGATATCTTCTCCGACACCTCATCATTTGCCGCTGATATTGCGGCTCTTATCTTTTCGCAGTTATACGGCACTTCCGCACCGTTGCGTTTTATAATTCTCATGCTGTATCCATCAGCTCCTTTTCGGACTCTGCCAGAAGTGTGGCACAGTCTTTTTCGTGATATCTCCGGCACTGCCGGTTCAGTATTTCATACACACATTCCTTTTCGGATTCCGTCAGGTCAATTGTATACATATCCTCATTGTCATCCGAATCCGAATTAACGACCACAAAGCTGATGCTGCTGTCAAGCTGGCACCGCTGATGGTCGCCGGGAAGTTTTGATATCCCGACATAGAAATCATACCAGCCGTCATTGTCAACATCGTCTGTTCTGCTGTCTCGCGGATGCATCGGGAGGTAGCCTTTCTCCATACGGATTCTGTCAGCGACCTCAACAAGTGCATCCGTTGCCGCAAGCTGAAACTCGACAGTCGGAAAGCGGCAGGGATAGGTGTCATAGATCTGGTCGCTGCCGTACATGACCTCCGCACCGCTGTCAAGCTGAATGGCATCAGTGATGAACTTTTCAGTCAGCGTCATGACTTGCCCTCCTGCTTTCCGAGGTACTCAATGTAGCGGTTGATATACCAGATCGCTTTGCGGAGGTCTTCGGAGGTCTTGCTCTTATCTTTCCGCCCTGCGCGGCAGATGTATTTTATCGCGTTCGCCAGATGGAACGGGAAGTTCCACGATTCCAGAAAGTCGATGACCTCGATGCCGCCAGCAGTGTAATGTGACGGATGATTCACGGGATCGTTCTGCACCACAGACTGATTATTGTTTTCTGTCATGACGTTTTCTCCTCTCTTCCTGAATCGGACACCAGCCATCGTAGAAACAATGCTTGCAGTCCGTGTAGTGGCATTTGCCGTCATGATTCAGAATGCTGTGAATCCAGACCGCCTGAAAAACGATCATAAACAACATCAGAATCCAGTTCAGAATCGCTAAGACCATGTTCATACCTCCGTATCTTTTCTCATAATGCAGTATCTCGTGCGGCAGCTACCAGAACAGAAACGTCTGCGTCTGCCGCGCCGCGGCTGTTTCAGCTTTATGCCGCAGAAGGCGCAGCGGTTATTCTCTCGGCACCAGACATCGTGGTTTAGCCTGACAAGACCAGCATCTCCGGCAAGCCCATGCGACTTGCAGTAGAGCTGTACCAAATGCTCGTCCAGATTCAGTGTCTTGCCGATGACGTGATATCCGATGCCCTGCATCCGCATACTGAGGATCTGCTGCTTTTGTGTGTCGGTCATATCCTCACATCCTCAAAATGGCTTTACTACGCACCTTTTCGGTATCCACACGGGCTGCGCCCAGTGAAAAACGGCGGAAGCATAAAAACGCTGAAAATGATGTTTTTCGCTTGTTTTTTGCGTGAAAAATCGTCGTTTTTCACCGTTTTCATTAACGAAATAGCGCAGTGCCGCTTTGAAAGGAGAAGATGTAGTATGCCATCTGAAATATCGCATAGAATCAAGATTTTCCGTTGCCGCCGTTTCCGTTGGCGGCTCTATTTTTTTCAACTGTCAGGGTCCCAGACGGGCGGGGGGCCTTCAATTTCGCGTTTTTTAACACGAGAGGGGCCGACGGTCTTGTGCTGCCCTCATTTTAGAGATTTCGACCCGCCCCGGGGCAGCCCCAGCCCCCAGCCCCCGCCCCATAGGTACACCCCTGAGCCAAGTCTGAATCGCAGAGTAGGTCGGTGAGCCGCATTCAGTACTTGTACTCAGGGGTGTGATCTTCGTTTCGGGTCTTGATGCTGTGGTGACGGTGGCAAAGGCTCTGCCAGTTGCTTTGATCCCAGAAGAGAACGCTGTCTCCTCGGTGCGGCTTGATGTGATCCACATCAGTCGCCTTGACGTAGCGTCCCTGCTTCAAGCACTCCACACACAGCGGATGGGTCTCAAGGTAACGCTTGCGGGCTTTGTTCCACGCTGTGCCGTAGCCTCGGCTGCCTGCGGAACGTGTATCCTCCGGATGAAGGGAACGATGCTTGTCACAGTACTTCGTACCATAAGGAACGAGCGCCGCACAGCCGGGATGCCGGCATGGAGTATTTGGTCTCTTAGGCATTGGCTTCACCTCCGCTTGCCAGCTCTTGTAAAAGAGCCTCTACTATATACCGTTTCAGGGGGGCAAAATGGCGGGGTGGTTTGGAAATTTTTTTCAAAAACCTCAAAATTTTTCAGTACTCCCACGGAAGCCCCTGCTTTCCGAAGTGTCCGTAGGCGGAAACCTTGTTATAATCTACATCCAGCAGACCAAGGCTCTCGATGATGCCCCTCGGCGTAAGGTCGTAGTTTTCACGGACATACTGGTTGATAAACTCAGCGTCCTGATGCTCCGTACCGAAGGTCTCCACATAGACCGACACGGGCTCTGCCACACCGATGGCGTATGAAATCTGCACCTCTGCCTTGTCTGCGTATCCGGCACTGACGATGTCCCTTGCGATCTTGCGGGCGGCATACGCACCGCTGCGGTCGACCTTGGACGGATCCTTGCCGGACATTGCACCGCCGCCGATGTGTCCGATGCCGCCGTAGGTGTCGCAGGCGAGCTTGCGCCCGGTCACACCGCAGTCAGCAAAAGAGCTGCCGAGGACAAAACGGCCGGTCGGATTCACGAGCTTTGTGAAGTCGGTGTTCAGCCCGTATTCAGTGGCAGTTCGGATCATGATGCTCTCGATGATCTCACGGAAGTCATCAACCTCAACATCACGGAGATGCTGTACCGAACAGAGGAAGGTCGTGATCCTGCCGGTATCATAATCAAAGCTGACCTGCGCCTTGGCATCGGCTTTGAGCATACGACAGGGGTAGGCTTTCAGCAGTTCCAGAGATCTGGTCGCCAGCGCGAAGGGGATCGGGAGCAGTTCCGGCGTTTCGTTGGTCGCATAACCGTACATCATACCCTGATCTCCTGCACCGCCGGTATTCACACCGAGAGCAATATCGTTGCTCTGGTGATCGATCAGAATGGCGATGTCAAGATCATCTGCTGTGAAGTCCAGCTTATAGTCAAGTCCTGCATCTGCGCTCTCTGCACCGCCGTTGTTGATGCAGTCAAACACCTGCTGCACAAGTGCCTTATAATCCGGCTCATGTGTGCTTATCAGTTCACCGGCGATCACAAGGCAGCGGTTCTTGAAAAGGCACTCGATTGCAACACGGCTACTACGGTCATGGCGAAGGCAGTCGGTCACAATGGCATCTGCGATCTGGTCACAGATCTTGTCGGGGTGTCCAGCGGATACCTGTTCACTTGTAATGATTCTCATATTCTTGTTCCTCCTGAATGATTGATCGTTGGATTTTGACCTTGCCACGCTTTGTCGCTTACACACTCTTTGTCAGTGACAGCATCGGGCAAGGTTCAAAACATGATTTTTCCCTATTCTTCTTATCTTTTCTATTATTTTTATTTATTTGGGGCAAGTAGGGGCAAGTAAAAATAGTAATATATATAAGAGAAGTAATAATAATAACCACCGAAAAAACTTGCCCCACGCTGCCCCAACTGCGGAAAACAGCGTAAATACGGAGAAAAGTCTGCGTTCACTCTAAAGCTGCAAACTCCTCCGGCTCGTCAGCTTCGCCGTTTTCATGATCCAGGAAACGACAGCCCACAAGCATCGTTGTTTTCTGCGCACCCTTTGTATCGTTCGGGCGCTTGCGGATAATCGGGAAAAAACGCTGGATCGCGTTATTGAAGTTGGTGCTGTTCTCCTTGCGGTAGCCATACTTATCGCACCATTCACCGTACAGCTTATATGCCGCAGAGGTTCGGACTTCAAATGCTTCGCCTTCTTCGAGCCACGCATCCACAAACTGCCCGATGCGGTCAGACTCCTCCTGATACTCCTTGGTTGCCTGAGATACAGCAGCCGGATCTTCCAGACCTTCGGAACGGAACCGCTTATATCCCTCATAGCACCAGTTGAAGATGGCAGAGAGACAGACATCCGTACTGAAAAACGCCTTCAATCCCTTGTCCTGCTCATGTTCCTCGAAATGACGTTTGAATGGGATGAGCTTTAGACGATTGGAATAAAACAGCGTCATATCGGACACGGACGGTTTGTAATTCGTATTGATGAAGATCTTGAAATTCGGTCGGAAGTCAAAAGAATTCTCGTGCAGGAAGCGGGCATTCAGTGTATCGTTACCTGTCATTCTCTTGACAAGTGCTGCATTGAAGGTGATCTTCTTCTCCGGCTCGGAGATATTGACAAAACGGACACCCGCAAGGCGAGCAATCTCCTCAGACGGTCCGGACGCATTGGTGTTGCCGAATTTTGTAGACAGCATTTCCGGATTGGAGGTCTTGCCGTAATCACCCATAATTTTGAGAAAGGTCTCCATTGTGGTACCTTTACCGTTTCGGGAGGTAGCACCGTAGAGGATGAACAGGCATTCAAGCGATGTGTCGCCTGTGAGAGCATAGCCGAGAGCCTTCTGCAAGTATAATGCGAGGTCAGCATCGTTACACATAACTTCGGAAATGAACTGCTCCCATCTCGGACAGGTGGCATTCGGATCATAAGTGACGCCGGACATCATGGTGAGAAAGTCTGCCGGATCGTGCGGACGGAATTCACCTGTGGTGAGGTTCAGTGTACCGTTCTGACAGTTGAACAGATCAGTATTGCGGTCAAAGATAGCGTGCGGCACAGGATACACGGATTTCGCATCTTCAATCATGGTGCGGCGGTTCTTCCGCATCTGCAGCTTTTGAACACGCTTGATGTAACGGTTGCGGGTGTCCTCATCCTTGATCTGAAGGGCAAAGGTATACAGCCTGTCTGCCAGACGCTTTGCAAGCTCCGCCACAGCAAGCGCGTTCTCATCCGGCTGCCACACCTTTCCGTCAAAGACATACCAGATGCCGCGTTCACGGTCGAAACGAGCGATGGGCTTATAATAATCTGCAAAAGCATAGCCGATGCCGATCTCGTCACGCTGATAGCGGGGATTCGTGTGCGGCTGCATTTCTTCCAATGTCAGAGAAACATGGGTGAGATCCGGCTCAAACATAAGCTGCTCATTTTCCGCATCGCCCTCGATATCGTCAAAGTCATCCTCTGCCGTAGAATCTGCAATTGGTGTATAGACAGCGGAATTGGTAGCGACAGCATTGCGAATAGTGATCTGTCCGTAGGTCGCATCACCGGTCTTGCGATCCCACTTATCACGCATAAGTCCAGAGGTGCGGAAGATACGGTCGATCTGCTCCTCCACATTGCCGCACCAGAAGCAGAGCATGGACACGAATGCCATATCTGCATCGGACTGCGAATCATAGCCTTCCTCCCAGTTGCCCTCGTAAAGCGCTTTGAACTTGTCGCCGGATTCAGATGCCAGTGCATGAGCGATCACGCCATCGTCATCCAGATAAGACGATGCTTCAATGGTTTTTGCAGACATACGAGTGCTGCGCTTCATGAAGGTGTCAAGCAGATTGCGGAGCGCATCATCGTCACGCTCCACTGTGCCGGGGCGGAACATATCGCCCGTAACGGTTACAAAGCGGTTGGTCGTTCCCGGCAGATAGACCTCCAGTCCGTGCTTGCGATTGTTGATGTAGTACACGGTCTTATCGTAGGCGAAATCAGGGCTGAGTTTGAAGAAGCCTCGCAGTCCGGTACCGGAGGGAGAGCGTTCAAAGTAAGCAGTTGAGAAGATACCGAGAATGGATGCAGCCACATCATTCAGGCTTCCGTCTTCACGGATACAGTGGTCAATATCAATGGCACCGATACCCTCGCTGACACGGTAGCCGATGCCGTCCCATCCGCCGATGGCGTACGCCTTCATTGCGGTCTTGAAGTCAGTGAAGGTAGACGGATCGTTGGTTCTCGCCATTGCGCCAGTGCGTGGATTATACGGCACTTTGGTGGGGCGACCGCTGCGCTTCTCCATCTTCCATACACAGAACGATGCAGACTGTTTCAGCACATCGGGGATATTCACGAAATTTACAGACATTCAGGTTCGCTCCTTTCCATAATTTTTTCCAGCGCAAACTGTGACAGCACCGCATTCTCGATGCGGTTCATCGCTTCATCATCGGAAATATGCCCTGCATAGGTTCTCAGTGCATACTTACTGATGGTGGTAAGCTGCTCTGCCAACACCATTGACGGTGCGAGAAGCTGACTGCCGCCGGTGACGCTGTGCGGATCAAGCTGTGTATGACAGGGCAGCTCCGGCTTCTTCAGATGCTTGGTCATCGGAAGCACATTGACGGTGTCAGCGTGAGCGTTGCCGATGTTGTTGGAGATAATAACAACGGGGCGTGTGCCGGACTGCACACTGGAATTGGGATGTGCGCCGAGGTTGGCAAACCAGACGTCTCCGCGCTGCGGCGTGCGGTCTGGGAGAACATATCCCGTGCGCTGCACTGGTGCAGAGATATACTTCCTCGGATCAAAGCCGAGCCCTCTGTGGTATTCGATTTTCATACGGTTATTCTTTCGAGCCATATAATTTTCACCTCCACATTGTCATTTTTCACAATCACGAATCTGCGATATTTTTGTGAAAAAGTTGCTTTGAAAAAATTTCGGTTTTTTGCTATAATAGAAATACAGCGAAAGCTGAATAAATACGGAGTGAGTGTGCAGTTATGAAAAGGATTCAGGCGGCCTGCATCCTGCAGACACTCAGATTTCAGCAGAAGGAAGACAGCGGTCTTTCCGTTGAAGCTATGCTGAAGCTGAATCGTTCTGAGGTGCAGAAATACAAGGCGCAGTTAGACAAGAACAAGACAAGATATAAGATCGATGAGGAAAGCGAACAGCCGGACGGCGCGATCATTGTTCGTATCCGCAAGGAATACAACAACGGTGCCGCTGTCGGCGAATACTTCGACTAATCGATATCACCCGGAGAGCAGTCCACAGTGGCTGCTCTCTTTTTCGTTACCGATTTGTCGCCGCTTTGCCGTCTTTCTGTCGTCAATAAAGGGCAGATCATACGGACTGTATATTGGTTACAATCTTGCTTTGACCGCTGCGATCAGCTTCTCCTGCGTCACATCCTTTGAAGCAAGTGCTTTGAGTACATCCTCGTCCACAGTGTCTTTTGTTACGATGTGGTGGATCGTGACAGTGTTCTGCTGTCCCTGCCGCCAGAGTCTTGCGTTGGTCTGCTGATAAAGCTCCAGACTCCACGTCAGTCCGAACCAGATCAGGATATGACCGCCGGACTGAATATTGAGTCCATGTCCTGCCGATGCAGGGTGTATCAGAGCAACAGCAATCTTTCCGGCGTTCCAGTCTGTAATATCGTCGGAATCCTTAATATCCCTCGGAGCATAACCACAGGCGGTCAGATGCTCTATAATTCGGGTGCGGTCATGCTTGAACCAGTAACCGATCAGCACAGGCTGTCCATTTGCTGCTTCGATCAGATCTTCCAGCATTTCCAGCTTTCGACTGTGAATGGTGCGCGCTTCCTTATTTTCGTCATAGACAGCACCGTTCGCCATTTGCAGGAGCTTATTACTGAGACTCGCAGCGTTGGCAGCATCAATATCGCCGTCCTCAAGTGGAATAATAAGGTCGTGCTTCATTTGATCGTAGAGCTTTCGCTCCGCCGCATTCATCTCGACCTCATGATTGACATACACGCACTCCGGCATATCCAGATAATCCAGTGCTTTCATGGATATTGTAATATCAGAAATTTTCTGATATATCTGTTCTTCTGCTCCGGGACGGGGTGTATACGAGAACACCACACCCGTACTCGGATTCATGCTGCCGGGTTTGAAGTAGCTTTCACGAAAGCGCCCGATGAATCGTCCGAGCCTTTCGCCGCCGTCAAGGATACCGATTTCCGCCCACAGATCCATCAGACCGTTGGATGTCGGCGTTCCTGTCAGCCCGACCCAGCGTTTCACGAACGGGCGCACCTTCCGAAGCCACTTGAAACGCTGTGACTGATAATTTTTGAAGGAACTCAGCTCGTCAATGACGATCATGTCAAAATCCCAGCGCAGGCCGTTTTTCTCGTAATACTCCACAAGCCATTTCACGTTCTCACGATTCACGATGTAAATAAAAGCATTATGATTGACTGCGGCGGTGCGCTCCTTGACGCTGCCGACAATGACAGATATTTCAAGATTCTGCAAATGATCCCACTTTTTCACTTCGGCAGGCCATGTGTCACGGGCTACTCTAAGGGGTGCGATCACAAGCACCTTGTTCACTTTCAGCTCGTCAAACATCAGGGCGTTGAGGGCTGTCAGCGTGATGATCGTCTTGCCGAGTCCCATGTCCAGGAATAATGCCGAAACAGGATGCTCTCGAATATATTCGATACAGTACTTCTGGTAATCGTGGGGTGTGTATTTCATCCGGTATCATCCTCCAACTCATAGAATCCTGCCAGATCGTCCGGATCAATCGGTTCCAGTGTCTCTCCGAAATCGTCCATCTCCGATGGCAGCGTTGTGATCTCCAGATCAGGTATCTTTGCTCCGATACCCTCCGAAAACGGTTCACCGGGTGTCCAAGTAAGGATCGCATCAATGCAGGGTCTGATCTGATACAGCTTGTCAATGCAGAGAACCGGAAAGCCCAGCTTCATAAGCTGGTATCTCCGTTTTCTTTGCAGCGGGCGCATCATTTTGCCCGGTGCTTTCAGCTCGACAAACACTGTCTTTGCAGGAAAGAACAGAACGAGTCTGTCCGGCAGCCCGTTCGCTGTCTGCGATGTCAGCTTATATGCCACACCACCCGCGGCCTTGACTGCCTTGACAAACTCGTTCTCAACAACATATTCTCTCAATGCCTGCCGTCCTTCCAGTATTCGCACCATCCGGACGGGAACGGCGTATGACAGCAGTTTCCGTAGAAGCGACAGTTCTCACAGCACTGGTCGTCTACATACAGTTCCTCGTCGCTGTGGTCGTAATCGTCATAGCCGCCGCGGGTGTAATTACAGATCTCCGGCACAGGATATCCGCGGCGTTTCCTGCGTGTTTTATATCCTTTTCTGTCTTTCCAAGTTCTGCTCATGCGTTGATCTCCTTCCACTGTGTTTTCGGCATGGTCGCTACCTGCCAGCCGATACCTTCCAGCGCAGTGGCTCTGTCGTAGGACTCTACATCCTGCGAAGCACGCGTGATGGCATTGCTCAGACCGTAGAGGGAGAGATCGCCGCCCTGAATCAGGTAATTGAGAATGCTGTCCTGTTCCGGCTGATTGAGGTCATACGCCTTACCGGTCAGTTCAATGACATCCTGCACACGTCCTGTGATCTTTGCGCCGTGACTCTGCTCTAGTACGCCGACGATCTGAGTGAATCTTGCTTCTTCAATCGCGGCAAGCGTTGTGTCACGGAGTTTCAGCATAAATGCGTGGTCTTCCGCTTCAAGCGTTTCATCTGTATAGATATTGAAGCTGTCTTCCAGCGCCTTCGCAGCTCTGCCCACATGGGTACGGCGTTCGCCCATACTGTTGACCACCATACCATTGGTGCAGGCAAGCGTATAAACAAGCGGCTGCACGGAAACTGCGCCGAGTCCGACTTCGGAATTGGAAATGATAACGCCCGCCTGAACTCTGTCTCCGACACACGCCATTTCAAGGCGGTGATTGACGATCTTCAGATACAGCTTGTTCTCCGTGACCTCACAGCTCATGACCTCCATACCGTCCTGACCTGCGAACAACGGCAACACCGCCGATGCAATTTCCAGATTGTCGATGCGGCGATAGCGGTCAGAGAGGAGCGCACGGGCGACCTGTCCGCTGCCGTAGTCAAGCGTTCTGACCATGTAGCTGTTGCCCTTGTCGGAGAACCATGCGTTCACGTTATCTGCCAGAAGCTCCGGCTTCTGTTTCTGCATCATATCATAATATCTCGCGGGGATACCGAGTGCCGATGCCACCTGACGGTGAAAAAGCTGTGTAGTGCCGAAGCTGTGATCGTCTCCGATGTGGAAGGTGCTGCCGTCCTCGTCCAGACGGAATGCCTCCGCCGCACCGATATAGTCCTGCTTTGCCGAATTCTGACGCTGAAGCTCTGTCAGAACCTCCGGTAATGCTCGTCCCTGTTTCATAGAAATATCCTCCTAGTCTTTGAAATAGTAATTGCCTGTATATCCTGCAGAGGACAGCGGAAGGCCGTCCGCCCATGCCGGATTCCGGTTCATGATACTGCAAACCTCGTCCACAGTGATACTGCCCTTCGGCACTTCCAGAATAACCTCGTCATGCACATGGCCGACGATACCGAGCCCTGCAAGCTCCATCCGGCGCATTGCCTCCGCAAGCAGGTCACGGGCGGTCGCCTGTGTGATGTTCTCGGTCAATTTTCCGCTGTAGGTCTCGCCGCGTGTCCACTTGTTGTTTGCACCGAGCCCTTCAAAGGTCAGTGCCATGCGCCCGAAACGGTTCGGCTGTAATTTCGGTTTGATGTAGGCAAGCCTGCGACCTGACGGCAGCACGATCCACAGTGTATTTGCAGAAAACTGAAAACCGATCCTGCCAACGGTTCTGTCCGTATGGTCCTTTACTGTTTCGATCGCCGCTTTTTCCACGGCATACCAGAATTTCACGATCTCCGGGTTTGCATCGCGCCAGCTTGAAATGATGTCGGGAAGTTCGTCCTCTTTCAAACCCATATCCAGTGCGCCCATTGAGATCAGCGCACCTGCACCTCCGCCGTAACCGCAGGCCAGTTCTGCGACCTTACCTTTCTGCCGCAGTTCACCGTTGATACCGTGCTTCACAACAGGCACTCCAAACATTTGCGATGCCGATGCACAGTAGATGTCTTTGCCTTCAGTGAATGCATCCAGCCGCCATTGCTCTCCGGCAAGCCATGCAAGCACACGAGCCTCGATAGCAGAGAAGTCAGCCACGATAAACTCACAGCCATCTTTCGGAATGAGCATCGTGCGGATCAGCTGTGACAGAATATCCGGCGTATTGCCATACAGTGCTTCGATCATATCGAAACAGTCCATTTTCACAAGCTCTCTTGCTTCATCGAGGGTAGAGATATGATTCTGCGGCAGATTCTGCAATTGAATCCCGCGTCCTGCCCAGCGCTGTGTGCGGTTCGCACCGGAGAACTGAAACAGTCCGTGTGCTCTGCCGTCCTCGCAGATATATCTCTCCGCCGCCTGATACTTTTTCACAGAGGACTTTGCCATCTGCAATCGCAGCTTCATCATATCCAGAGCTTCACCGTCTGCGCTGTGCTTGTCAAGGTCTGTGATAAGAGAAGCGACATTCTTTTTGCCGAGGGAATCCACCTCGATGCCGCGTTCTTCCAGCCAGCCCTTCAGCTGAGATACAGAATTCGGGTTTTCAAGTCCTGTCAGAGCGTAGGCGCGTTTCGTCATTTCCTCAGACATTGCCATATTGCAGATGATTGCCTGCTGCACCAGTTCTTTGTCGATCAGGATGCCGCGGTCATTGATACGCTGATCCATGTGGTAGTAGTCCCATTCCTGCGGGAGCAGGGGGAACTTTTCAAGTCTACGACGGATATCCCGCTCGGTCTCCACGTCCTGTATGCAGTAGCTTTTGAACAGCTTCCAGTCCTCTGGGGCGTGCTCAGGCAGATTCCTTGTTCTGCCGCCGTTTGCTTTGGTGGGCTTACAGGGCAGAGAGAAATAACGGATAAGACGCTCACCGACAGCGTCCTTCTGCTGTGCGGTCTTCAGAGCCTGTGCCGCAGTTGCCAGCTTCAGCGGCAGGGACAGCGATGCCGCCCAGACCATCGTGCATTGCCAACTGTCCGGGGAAAGCTGTGTGCCGAGATACTTCGACAAACAGGTGCGCTCAAATTGCGCGTTCCATGCCGATTTGATAATATTGTCATCCTGCAGCGCATCCACGACATCTGCCGGGAGCTGCTCCCCGCAGGCCATATCCACACATTTTGTTTCTTCATCGTCAAAGGCGTATGCGAACAGCAGAATATGAAAGTCGCCCTCAACATAGCGGTACACGCCGCAGTTCGGGAGGTCAACATCCGAATAGGTTTCTAAGTCGATGGAAAGTACACGTCTGCTCAATAATGATCACCACCTCTTGTGTATGTAAAAGGGAGGACACACCTCCCTTGTCTCAGTTCAGAAAATCCATATCATCATCGTCAAGCTCGTCGGCATCATCGCCCTCGACCTCCACAAAATCGGATGCCGCAGTCGGTCTGCCGGCAAGACGCTCGCCGTGACGGACAAGCTGGATGTTCTGGAGTCCTGCCGCGATGCCCTTGTTGCCGGATGCTGCGAAACCGTAGAAATTGACGGACACATTGCAGTAGTCGCCGCTGCCGCACTCCATAGGATCCAGGATCGGCTGCACATGACGGTCAACGATCTGCGGTGCGTCCTTGCTCGTTGCGTTGAAGAAGAAATGACCAGCATAGTTCTCATCGTCCGGACGGTCGATGTCGCCGTCGTGCATCGGCAGCTTGAGATTTGCGGGGATCTTGCCGTTCCACTTCTTCTCCTTGGCGGCTTCCTTCGCAGCCTCGATCGCCTTCTTGATCTTGGCGAGGGTAGCCTTGTCATCCTTGGGGATCAGCAGAGAGACGGAATACTTCTCATCGCTGCCGTTGATGCTCTTGGGCTCCCAGATGTTTGCAAAAGAGATGCGGCAGGGCACGATGACCTTGGTTGCGGGTGCTGTATTGTTGTTTGCCATTGTTTTTTCCTCCTGTAATGTAGTTTTTATTCCTCGTCAGGCAGTACCGAAAACTCCTGATCGGGTGCTGATGTGAGATCGACAGGCTCTCTCGGGTCGCTCTCCGGCACAAGCGCCAGCTTTCCGGGCGGCTTGGCGACATATTCACCGAGCAGCTCATTGAACTTTTTCTTGCCCATCATCTTCTCAAATTCGGTCAGTGTGATGAGTGACTGTTTGTAAAGATCGGTGTAGCCGTTCTCGACAGCGACATCGACCACCGCCTTGGTGTCTGTGAAAACACGCTTGCTTCGTCCCTCTACCACCTTATAGCCGGGAATGGGAACACCGTGGTTGATCGCTTCAGAGGAGACGAATGCAAACACCGCTTCGATCCACGAGGATATCCTGTTCAGCGTCGGCAGTATCTCCGCCAGTTCTGCTATAGGGATCAGACCCGGCTGCTTGAATACGGCTGTATTTGTATCCGCTTCGTAGGGTGCTGTCATATCGCTTTCCTCTGCGGTTTCATCAAAAGCCCCGGCATCAAGATCAAGGAAATCCTCACGGCAGAGCGCCAGCGCTTCATCGGCACACGCCTTGCAGACCGGCTTTGCACGGCAGAAGCGGCACCAGTCACCGGGATGCTGTTCGCCTTTGCCCTCGAAAGCAAGCAGTGCGGTCGGTTTGATGCTCTCGCCCCAGTCCTCAAGCTCCTGACGGGAGCATTCAAACGTGCTGATATTGTCAAGACGAGGCTGGATGATGCTCATACGAACGATCTCGATATCATACAAAAAGCCATAGGCGGCTAAACCTCCGAGTGCATACAGCATCATCTGGCTGTTGTGGTCTGCGTCCACAAACACGCCTTTGCCCGTCTTGAAGTCGCACACATGAAGCAGACCTCTGCCATCAGCATCCTTGCCGATGATAAGCATATCTGCGGTGCCGAATCCGGAAGGGGCAATGTGGCTGTAATCCACACGCTCCTCCACAAAGGCAAGCGGTTCACAGCCATTTTCCCGCATCTGCTCGATGATGGAAATGACGAATTCAGCATACACGTCGGTGATCTGCTCAATTTCCTCAGTGTCGAACTCCTCGGACTGCGGTCGCTTCACACGCTCATGCAGATACTTTCGGACCTTGTACTCACAGATCTCATGGGCGAAAGTGCCTTCCTCGGCATAGACGGAGCTTTCGTTCGGGAAGTTCTCCTGCAGGCGAACGGAAGGCGGACAGTGCAGCCACTGCTTGGAACTGGATGCGCTCAGAAGCGCGTGTACATCCGGCATCCAATCACCTCCGGTCAGAGCTGGGACACATCGGTGAGAAATGCCTCGTACTTGTCCTGCGGAATATCGCTGACCTTCGCTGCACCATACGATTTCAACAGGGCGAGAACCTTGTCCTTGTTGGCTCTGTTCTGCTTGATCTTGCCGGTCACAACCTTAATAAGGTCATCGGCGGTCAGCTCCGATGCAGGCTCCTGTTTCTTTGCAGGGGCTTTCTTTTTCGGCTGCTCCTTCGGCTTTTCCTCCGGTTCAGTGTCCCACGGCAGATCATCTGCCGAAATGATCTCCTCAAAATCGTCAATGTTCAGGTTCTGCGGAGCCGTGTCCGCCGCAGGCTTCGGTACGCCATTGATTGCCATGTCTGCAAGCTGCTGCGCCATGCTCGGCTCCATTGAATTCAGAAGCTGGATAACACCGCCAAAGATCGTACCGAGCCCGTCGATCAGCTTCTTTGCGTCCACCGGGATCGGCTCCGGCAGCTTGTTCTTCTCAGTCTCCGTCATAGATCAGTCCCTCCTCGTCATCATCATCATCATTTTCAGGCATCTTCCCGCTGACACCGCTGTCGCTGCGGAGCTTCTTTCTGAAATCGTCCGGGTAGCGGATCTCGAAGAAAACGCCCTCATCATCGATTTTCAGGCGGAACACACCGACATCCAGTTCCATGTTCGGGAGCATAGCCGATGCCATCGACATGAAACGGAACATATCCGTTGCGGTCTGTGCGATGTCTCCGGCACGCTTGTCCATTGCCGTTTCAAGCAGCTTCAGGGCATCCGGTTTACCTGCGGACTTGCCGGGATCGGGGGCGGCGGCGCCGTTGTAGCGGTTCTTCGGGGTTCTGTTTTCCATAGGCTTTTCCTTTCTGTGCGACCTTGCGGCCAATGTATTATCGTGAGGAGCATCATGGCCTCTCATATACTGTCGTGGGAGCGTTTATTTTGGTAGTATCTCAGAAAAATTTTTTTGCTTTTTTAAGAGCTCCTTCCAATCTGAAGCCGACTGCTCTGTGGTTGATGCCCAGCACAGCAGCAATTTCCTCCAAAGTCATGCAGTCTCTGTAATACATAATAAATGCTTCACGTTGCTTGTCTGTCATGTCTGCAAGCATCTCTTCGCGTGTCTCTCTGCGCTCCACAGCATCCTGCGGATTCTCACCCATGCGTCCGTCATACCAGTTGAAGGCTCTGCGATAGGGATCTGCCAAAGCCTGCTCCGCATCGCCGTCCTTATCTCCGTTGTCTGCACTGTCATAGTCAGTGGTGTCTCTGCGGCTGCCGGTACGATTCATGCTGTTTGCCTCGATGCGGTGGTCACCGATCAGAGTAACTGCAAGGATCCAGGGCTGCGCGGCGAGAAAGCCGTCCGGCAGTTCATAGGACTCTCTGAAGGTGTCCTTTTCTGAATCTCTCAGTTTGGTAAAGTAGAATGTGAAGTTCTTGCAGTACGGCAGCCACACAACGGTACGCCCGGTGATGTTCTGGTAGATCGCAAAACCGTTGCTGAACAGTGTGCAGTCATTTGTTTCTGCTATCGGGTCGCCGGCGGTCTCAAACAGCTCTCTTGGTGTAGGTGTCTTTCCGGACTTCTCTGCAAGGTTCAGGAGTGTGAGCAGTTCGCCAAGGGTGGTCTTTTCTGTAATCGTGATTGTTTCCATAATCGTTCCTTTCTGCAAGGAACGCACCAAGCGGCAGATGCTCTTACTGCGAAAAGGGCACGCAGGCAGACAATGTCCACACGGAAATTCGTTCATGATACCTGTTCCGGTCAATACTGACCGCAGGCATTGTTTTCCGTTATGAGCATCTGTCCGCCAGTGCGCGCCCTGACTAACAAATGTATTATTACTTCTTGATAATGGTGGCATAAAAACAGCCGGCTGCATACGAGTTGGATGCAGATACAGCTATACCCGTGCTTATGGTTATAGTTCGAGCCTGTGACCACAAGATATAGTTCTGTATGAACATCCATCCGCCGTATGCATCCGGCAAAGAGTGTTATTTTGAGTAAGGCGATCATTCGGCAACCCATGAAAAAGTTGCACAAATCCACATTTCAGGTCTTGACATTTAGATAAACGGTGTTCTGAGCGTTTTCTCTCAAGCTGAAACGATTCTCTGAAAATATCGTATCTATGCCAATTTTAGCAATATCCTTACTCTTGTTTGTCCGGGAGGTTGTCCCCCTTACAAGTATTAGTTTATCATATTTTTTCGGGCTTGTAAGCCAACCGGAGGGGTTGCCGAATGTTTTGGCTATTTTACGTGCTTTTTGTAAAACGGCGAAAACTGTCCGCCCGTAGCGGACAAATTATCTAAGAAAACGCCGATTCTACGTTTGCATAAAACCAATTGTATTTTTATTCTGACAACCAAATGATTGCCGAAATGCGATGAAAAATTTTTTGATTCGTCATTTTGCACAATAGCAAGAGCTATCCATATATCTGAAAAGAGCATAAAAAAAGACCAGCGGTAACAACCGCCGGTCTGGGCAATGTGATTATCCTATTTTTCGTCTGCAATACCGTACTTTCTTCTCAGTTCTTCCTGTGTCATCGGATCAAAATCCAGAAGGTCAAATTCAAACTGTCTGCCGTCATTCAGCTTTTTATAGTTTTGAGCCACCAGAATGTCGTTGCCTCGCTCAACAGTCATATTTCGGTCACACAGCAGATGCAGATATATCGGATCAGGACCATAGCAGCCTAAACGAAGAGTCGCAAGTTCGATCATCTTCAGACTTACTCCCATATCCAACCGCAAAGCGATACAGATACCAACAACATGACGTTTCAGCATTAAATCCCTTTTCAGCCATTTCTGGAAAGCCTGTCGGGACACGCCCATACGGGAGGCAAGTGTTGTCTGAGACACTCCTATTTCATCCAACACCATCTGCAAGGCATCATGGAAAGTTCCGTGAAGTGAGCCTGCCAACTCGCCCCAAAGCTGTGCATTATCCGAAAAACTCATGTTTTCTGAATCATAGTCTGCATCGCCGGGTTCACTTACAAGTTCAACCGTCTTGTACTTATCATTGCCTTCTTTCTTTGTGCGGGCTGCCGCACCACAGGAGTACTCATAATACTTTCTCCTGCGCCGGGGTCTGAATGCCAGACAGCACTCCTCAATATGCTCATGTGCGTAAGGAGTAAGGCTCAATGTACCGTCTGATGCTGTTTCGACATATTTTGGCCTGTTCAGAACATAGTGTCCCTCAAGATAGATGTACTTTCCACTGAGAAGCACCTGTGCGAATCTCTGTGAGCTGCCGGTCAGCGCAATCGCATCCGGTGTATCTATCGTGTACACAATACCGCTGCTCCATACGCCGCTGACTGCGTGATCCGGTACACGAATTCTGTTGCCGATGAAGTTCCAGATGCCTTCTGCCTGCGGGATACCAACTTCTTTCATGTGTATTTTGGTCATCTGCATGGAGGCGCCAAATGTAGCTGAAAGGTTTTCCAGCATCCACATCAGTGCAGGCGGTGTTCTGTCATTGCCAGTCATTGCAAACATACGGTCGCACTCACTGCGGAAAACGCCTTCTTCCATCATAACATAGGCGGTCAACTTCTCATCCTGTTTCTCCATTTCCTCTATCAGTTCCATCTGATAGTCGCTGCCCTGACGCTTCCTTTCGCTTTTCAGCCATCTGCTTGTTCTGTCTATGAAGCTGTAGTGCGGTTTTCCTGCCATAAGCTGCAGCATGAAAAACGGCAGGTCAATATAAACATGAACACATTCATGAACGATCGTTACAAGAACGTCCGTATCAAATCTCATCTCGTCCAGATTTACAACAATGTCTCCGGCTTTGAACTTGATCGGCTCTCCGTCTCCATCCAGCACTTCCATATCCGAAAAGATGATCCGTCCCTTTACACCGTCACCCTTGCCAAGATGCTCTTTACGGAGGCGCAGCTTCATGCGACTGTACCGTTTTTTCAGCCATCTGCTCAGTCTTTTTACGAGCAGCTCTCCGTCAAGTCTGGTAGGGGTTTCCAAAGCCTCCGGGTAAATATCCTGCAGCATTTTTCTCGCAAGGATCGGGAAATCCTTTGCTGTCAGGTTCGGTCTGAGTATCCGGTTGGTCGTCCATTCCCTCTGTGCTGTAATGCGGTCTTCCGGAAAATACTGTACGGGTGCCGTAATCGGACCGCTGCAGGTCTTATAGCCATTCACACCATAGAGGTCAAAAGTGTAACGAAACCGATAATCGATAGTCCTGCGAGTATCCCGATACACGAGCATTGTTTTGTCACCGCAGTAATGCTCCGCAGGGACTTTGAGCATAAAATCAGCACTGACGATCACATCAACCTTGAAGTCATCAAGCCGCTGTTCCCATGAGCTTTCCACACGCTTCACATAGCCCCCCTCAAATTCAACGGAAAGAGCGTCCGTCATACCGAGAGCCTCTGTAATATCCGTGGGGCAAGTCTGTGCCAGGAAACGCAGTGCTTCCCCGAAATCCTCATGGAGATTGTTCTGAAGCACGTCCAAAACTGTATGCACTTTCTCAGCACTATCCTCATCAATATTGATATCCGGTGTGGCTGTCGGCATCATTACAAGCGAACTTCTGCCGTTCATTTCCAGAACAGTAGAGGCATAACCTTCGCTGTATCCGTGGTTCAATCCTCTGTCGGACGAACTGAAAAGACTGGCAATGCCGATGCAGTCATGCAGCGCACAAAAGCGTTCCAGCTCAGCAAGCTCGAACGGTGTGCAGGTGCGCCGATAGTATGCTGCTTCCTCCTTCGAGACAAAGGCACCAGCCCCCAGTCTTGCGCGGATATTGGCTCTGTCTCTGGAAGGTTTGAATCCTGTAGTCCTTTTGCATCTTCTCGCTTTCTTTGCTTTTTCCTCCTGTTCAATGATATCCAGGATATCGGGGTACTGGTAAGTATCCTGAATCCAGTCCGGTGTACTGCCAAAGTTATAGTATTTCGATCTCATGTCTTTCCCCCTGTTTACTGTTATAGTCCTGTGTCTCCTGATATGCTCTCTTGTTCTCTTCACATCTGTAGTTTCAACAGCAGTAAATACCTTTTGGCGAAGGCGGGGTCACAACCATAGAACAGAAACAGTATGCGGTGATTGTTCATATGTCATATAAGCCTGACAAAGCTTCCGCGCCGAATCGTTCATATGTTCGTTTTTGTCTGCGTGTTTCCCATTATACACCATCAGGAACTTCTTGTCAATAGCTTTTGCAAAGAATTTCTTTTCTTTTTTCTATTGACAGAAAAGCTATTGTATGCTATAATGTATTCAACAAGTGTTCTGAATACAGGCAAAGTGTATCAGGACGATGCTGCGAAGCGGTCGCTGCAGCTTTTGGCATAGCACCGCTGTGCATTTTTGAGTCATAATTGGAACGGAGGATGTTGTTATGAGTACCGATGATAAGCAACTCAGGAAAACAACAAGTAAAACAAAACGAACCGGAGGAGAGGAAACGGCACCTAAGAAACCGGTCGAACCCAAGGCTGCCAATGCAGCTCTGACTACTGATGCACAGCTTCACTTGGCAGATTCCGGCATAAAAGCACCATCTGCCAGCAGCGTAGACGAAACTGTGAAGTTCGGAGCTGCTATAAAGGCCTTCAGAGCCAAAGCAGGCTTTTCACAAGCTGAACTTGCTGAGATCGTTCATGTCAGCCGAAACACGGTAGTGAAATGGGAAAATGATGGGTACAAGCCGGATCACGATACGATCATCGAGTTATGCAAGATTCTGGGTATGTCTCTGGATGAGTTGTACGGCATCGCCACAGCCTCAGTTTCTCAGCAGGAACTTCGGATGATCCGTGAATTTCGCCGCATCAGTCCGGTCGGACAGAAGGTCATCGAGAAAATGATCTATCATATGCTTGATGAGGAACTGAAAGCGAAGGATGAGCTGATGAAAGCGTCCTTTGAACTTTTCGAGACACCGTACACGAAAGCAGCGGCGGGATCGGGTACACCATATTCCGATGAGGAACTGACATACTGCTTTATGAGGAAAACCGACAGAAACCGTGCGGCTGATGCAGTGGTCGGTGTTGTCGGTGACAGTATGCTGCCCGTCTATCACGATGGTGACAGCGTTTACATAGAATACTGCGATGATGCCTATCCGGGTGAGGATGTGGTCTGCAACACACCGGACGGACTGATCATCAAGAGGCTTTCTGCCGACCACAAGCTGTTTTCTGTCAATCCGAAGATCCCATACACCAAGAAGGATGACAGCTATAAGATTCAGATCGTTGGCAGAGTGCTTGGAATTGCAGAAACATCCGATTTCCCGGCTGAGGGCGAAGATAAGATACTTGAAATGCTGTTTGCCAGAGAAATTCGCCTGTTCAAGCAGGAACACAGAATATATGAGGACTGATAACGAATGGCAAAACTGATATTTCGATACGGTGCGATGGGCAGCTCCAAGACCGCCAATGCGCTGATGGTACGGTATAACTATGTGGAGAAAGGCAAGAAGGTCGTTCTGCTGAAGCCGAGATGCGAGGACAGGGATGGCGCAAAAGCGATCAAGTCCCGTATCGGCTTGGAGGAACCCTGCGAGTTTGCGGAGGACTTCCTTGCAGACTATAGCGGTGAGCATTATGACTGCATCATCGTAGACGAGGTGCAGTTCCTTGCACCGGAGATTATCGACATGCTCAGTGACCTGGTCGATGAGCATGGTATCACCGTCATCTGCTACGGTCTGCGGACGGACTTCCAAAGCCATTTGTTCCCCGGCGCAAAGCGACTCATGGAACTGGCTGACGATATAGAGCAGATCAAGACGATATGCTGGTGTGGTAAGAGGGCACATTTCAATGCCCGTATCATGGACGGAAAGATGATCACTGAAGGAGAACAGGTGCAGCTCGGAGGAAACGAGAGCTACACGGCGCTTTGCCGCAAACACTATAAGCTGCGAATGATCGAGGGCTGAAAGGTCGTGATTTCATGTGTACCCGCTTTTATGTAGAGCCTGCGTATTATGCTCCAATTATCAGTAGAGCACAGAAGCTGAAGCTCGCTGACGACATGATGAGACATCTCAGCAAACCGCTTACCATGTCAGGCGAGATGCGACCGACCGATGTTGCGGCAGTTCTTGCACCGAATAAGGAGGGCAATGTATCGGTTTTCCCAATGATATGGGGATTCAGCCACGAGGCAACCGATGCTCCAATCGTCAACTGCCGCTTGGAAACAGCAAGCCAGAAGGAAATGTGGAAGGACTCGTGGTATCGACGGCGGTGCGTGATTCCGTGTAGCTGGTATTTCGAGTGGGAGCATTTCAGAAGCCCTGACGGAAAGCGTTCAAAGGTCGGAGACAAGTATCTGATACAGCCGAAAGGATCCGAATCTACGCTGCTTGCCGGATTGTATCGGATTGAGCAACGAAATGGGGTAGATTGCCCTGTGTTCTCAGTTCTCACAAGGAATGCTGTTGGAGATTTACGAGGGATTCATGACAGGATGCCGCTGATCCTGCGGCGAGAGGATATAGCTACATGGGTGCGACCAGACGGGAATCCGCAGGAGATAGCTGAGAAAGGCTTGACGGAGATGTGCTTTGATAAGGCGCAATGAAGAAAAAACTTTGATAGGCAAGAAAAAGGAAAATCAGGTATTGAAAAAGACAGGATCGTATGGTATAATAGAAATATTAGCATTATCAGGGAGTGAACACAATGCAAAAACCACTGACATGTGTTGAAATATGCGCCGGAGCAGGTGGACAGGCGCTCGGCTTGGCAATGGCCGGATTTGTCCATGTAGCTTTGGTTGAATATGAAGAAGAGTATTGCCAAACACTGAGGGACAATCGTCCTGAATGGAATGTGATATGTGCAGATGTACATGATTTTGATGGACGCCCATACAAGGGTGTAGACCTTTTAGCAGGCGGTGTTCCATGTCCCCCATTTTCGGTAGCAGGAAAGCAGCTTGGTGCTGATGATGAGAGGGATCTGTTTCCAGAAGCGATTCGGCTAATTGGAGAGATACGGCCCCGCGCTGTTATGCTTGAAAATGTGCGCGGTTTTCTCAGTCCTGAATTTGACGAATACCGAGAGCGTATATTCAATGAGATCCGTGCATTGGGATATGATCCGCAGATCAAGTTGCTTAATGCATCTGATTTTGGTGTACCGCAGCTTCGTCCAAGAATCGTCATAATTGCGATTCGTAACGATCAAAACAGATCCTTTTCTTATCCGGAAACATTCACAGAGACCGCACCTACTGTCGGTGACACATTATATGATCTAATGAAGGCAAATGGGTGGAGCGGTGCAAAAAAATGGGCAAAAGGTGCAAACCGTATCGCCCCCACGCTTGTAGGCGGCTCCAAGAAACACGGCGGTCCGGACTTAGGTCCCACAAGAGCTAGAAAAGCGTGGGCTGAGCTTGGTGTAGATGGCTGTGGTATTGCCAATGAAGCACCTGCAGAGGATTTTGAAGGCATGCCTCGTCTCACTAGCAGAATGATGGCAAGACTTCAAGGATTCCCGGATACATGGACATTCGGAAAGAAAAAAACATGCGCTTGCCGTATGATTGGTAATGCTTTCCCGCCACCCGTTGCGCGAGCAGTAGGAATTAAACTTAAGGAGTGTTTACAAAATGAACGCACTGATCTCGGATGCCAGATTCAGCTTTCACAAGAAGCTATTTGAATCAAACACACTGGCACTAACGACGGCAGGTGTCGCATCGAATGCAGATACCAGCAGCAAAGCTTCCAAGGCTATCTCAGGTCGAATCATAGAAATCCTCGTTGAGGAGCAGGGACATTCTGCAAATGCAGTTGATAAGATCTCAGGTCAGACGCTCGGAAAGCTGTTTGAAACGCTTACTATGGAATTTCTGCGAGACACCTTTCCGAGACTGCAAAACCTCCGTCCTGGTACATGGACGATTCTTCAGCTTGGAAACAATAATAAGCTCAAGACTAGCGATTTCGCACAGTATGAACATCTTGCATATTTGAGTACGATGACATCTCAGAATGCACAGCTTGCTGCGGCTCTTGGAAATGATTATCTCGTTGCTCCTGATGTTGTAATCTATCGGGATACATATGAGGATGATGAAATTAACACAAATGAGCTTGTTGTAAATGATGATGTTTGCCGTATGACAGATATTCGTAAGTCAAATGGCGGAAAACCAATTCTCCATGCGAGTGTCTCTGCAAAGTTTACGATGAGAAGTGATCGTGCGCAAAACAGTCGTACTGAGGCACTGAATCTTATCAGAAATCGAAAGGGACATCTCCCACATATTGTAGTGGTGACTGCTGAACCAATGCCGAATCGAATTGCTTCTCTTGCATTGGGGACTGGTGACATCGACTGTGTATATCACTTTGCTCTCTACGAGCTAATCCGAGCTGTTAAGGAAGTCGGCTCTGAAGATGCTGTTGAAACGCTCGAAACATTGGTACAGGGTAAACGGCTAAAAGATATCTCTGATCTTCCACTTGATTTGACAGTATAAAACAAAAGTGTTCGGCTCGACTGCTTATGTCATGTAGATATTAGGAGTCTGAGCCGAACACTATATATCAACATATGCTTACGGGGGTGAAGTAATGCCAAAAGAACCCATGATCGACCGCGATACCTACCGCACCATAAAGAAGATGTCCCGTGAGGAGCTGCAAGCCTTTCTCATACGGCATGCTGACGGTTTAAGAGAGGACGCACCTACGCTTGACCTGAGAGAGCTGGAGAAAGACATCAAGGGTGTGAAAGGTATCGGAGAGAAGCGTGCAGAGGAGATCATGCAGATCATAGAGCGTCATCTTGGCGTATAAAAGAACGGAGGTGCTGCGATGGCTTCTAACAACAGATATTCTACCGTTGATACGAAAGATCTTGTAGCAACTATAGCCTATCTCATAGGTGTGAAGAAACACATTGTCGAAAAGTGCTTCGATGCGGAATGCCATGAGCTGTTACAGAAATTGTACAGCTCCCAGGCAGCTACGACAATCCGCTATCTCTGTAAGCTACGGACAGCTCTGTTCCTGAAATACAAGAAGACCGACTATGAGATGCGGAACAATCTGAAGAACCTGAACACGCTTGAATGGTATGATGCTGATAATATCGCTCAGCTCGAAAAATGGGGCATTCCGATCATCAAGGCAAACTATCGCTCCGAAAAATATATGCTCGACCTCAACAAGCTGATCGCCAACCACATAGACGATGTGGCAGCACTGATTCCTGACTGGTGCGAGTGGCAGTACATACGGGAGCTGTTCGTCATACCGCATTATAACAACCCTATTGCGCTGAAGCGTGAGTTTGAAAAATATATGACGAGTAAGATGTACTATCCGTTTCAGGTCTACATATACTGGACGCCCTTTGACTGTGGTTCCATGCTGCTTTCCGACCGGAAGTTCCTGCAAATCATATACGGCTTACATCATGATTCCTTTGAGGATCCCAGCAAATACCGAGATGCGACCGAGGAGACCAAGAACAACATCTACACGTTCATTCGCAACAGTATGCGGACGGTCATCGCTGTAGACTGCGAGAATTCTGATGTTTATAAGCTGTATGCCACACTGAGGAACCTCGATCAGAGTGAGCTGGATAAGATAGAGAAGATCTATCTGTACGATGACCACCACACGACCGTCGGATGGCAATGGCTCGATAAGTTTACCGAAATTCCAGTGGAGCATATCCTGATAGACCGTGTCACGGAGCGAAAGAGCCTTGTTGATATTGTCATGACTGCCGGTGTCTGTCAGAGCCACTTTGCAGAGGGCATCGATAGCTTCATCCTCGTGTCCAGTGACTCGGACTTCTGGGGACTGATCACCTCGCTGCCGAACGCAAGGTTCCTCGTCATGTACGAATACGAGAACTGCGGCAGAGCGATAAAGAACGCTTTAGAAGAGCATGATATCTATTATTGTGCTATCGATGACTTCTGTTCCGGAAATGTTGACGGCTTCAAACGGGCGGTTCTGCTCGGTCTATTACAGAAATATTTGCCGGACATACTGTATCTGAACGGTAAGGAGCTGGTTGAGCATCTTTACGAGGAAGCGTGGATCGAGGGCACGGACAGCGAGAAGAAGCATTTCTACGATAGGTATGTCAAAACACTGAGCCTGAAAGTTGACGGTGACGGAAACTTTACGGTTGAGGTGAAGAAATAGGAGTGTGATCTGCAATGAAAAGAGTTCTCGTTAAATCTGTTCACGGAGCATTCGGCTATGTCATGGAGCATTATTATCCTTTTGGCATGGCTGATGAAGCCGCAGAGCAGGGAGCGCTGACCGATACATACGCAGTAATCTCGATTCAGGACAGCCACACAGGAGGGTTCGGTGTGAGATTTGCAGAGAACCAGTTCTGCAAAGGCGTTCTTACGCTACTATTCGATGATATCGTAACAGAGATAGACGGAGCTGTTCTGTTCGATGATGATATGGCAGAGAGCATTATAGAATTTATCGAACAGCATAAAGCGACGGTTGATACGCTTTTAGTTCACTGCTATGCCGGACAGTCACGATCCAGAGCAGTCGGAGCATTTGCGGTAGAGATGCTCGGCGGCGACAATAGCAAGTATTTTGAAGAAGGTAACGCTCCGAATATGTATGTTTATGATGTTCTGGAGAGTGCGTGGGTTAGAAGACAGTTGAGTATGCTGTCGGCGGAATAGTTGACGGACAATTTACGTTTTAGCGGTTGTGAGGTATAGTCCCACAGCCGCTTTTTTATTTGACGGTCTTTTTCCGTTTTAGTAGTGGTCGTAGTTGGAGCTGACGGAGAGCGTCCGTTAGAGCGCCACCATTCACACAGCAATCTGACGGACGATTTCCGTTAAAAAGCATGCCAACATAACATATCACGTACAATCACCAGATATAAGCGAGGTTTTGACTCATATATCTGGTGGTTTTATATCTTGATTTCTCCCATAAAACAGAGTAATATATGATACTGATACCCAGAGTATAGGAATGATTGCCCATAAGAATGCAAATAGCCACACCGCTGATGTAGCGATATGACTGATGAAATCCAAGATTCTATCACAAAATAACACCTTTTGCGAAGGGTGCAACCGTACTTATTAAGTTTTCAAGTTGCCTCTCTTTTTTCAAAAAGCCATCTGAACACGCTTCATATACTCTCTCTTCTGCTCAAAAGAGCTATGAACATAGCGATTCAGCGTGATTTCCACAGAACTATGCCCCAGAAGTTCGCTCAGAGCTTTAACATCAAAGCCCAACTTGATGCAATTTGAAGCGAAAATGTGGCGCAGAGCATGAAAATGGACTGACGGAAGTTTTGCGTTTTTCAGGATCGTCCGGAAGCGATACTGCATTGCTCTCGGCTCAATCGGCTTTTCGGTGCCGGTCAGGATATATTCGTTGGGTTTTCCCTTGAATTTAAGCAAAAAGCTCACCATGCACTCCGGAATCGGAATCTGTCTGTGGGAAGATTCGCTTTTCGGATCGGTAATGATGAGCTTTGTTTTACTAAATGCGCTCGGACACTGGATACGCTGCATGGTCTTGCTGACGGTCAATATCCGTTTTTCGAGGTCGATATCGCGCCACTGAAGCGGACACAGTTCTCCTATGCGGAGCCCAGTGGTCATGGAAAGGGCTGTTCCCATCGTACTTCGATTCTGGTGAGCCCCAATATACTGCTGCAAGGTCTTCTGTTCTGCTTCGTCAAGAAGCTGAATCTCAGGAGACTTACTTTTTGGCACCACAATTCCATCCAGAGGATTAAAAATCTGGTAGGTTCTGACAGCATATTTGAAGATAGTTTTCATCAAAATCACAATATCGGCAATATATCGGGGTGAAAAACCGGCTTTCTGCTTCTCTGCGATGAAGTCATAGATCTGATTAGCAGTTAGGTTACTGACAGCCATATCTCCGAAGGCTGGAAGAATATGCTTGTCCGCTTTCATGGTATAGTTTGCAGCCGTGGATTCCTTTACACGGTGAAGGATACTGCGGTGCCACTCGGAAAACAGCTCTGTAATGGTCATGGTGCAGTATCCTTGAGGTTTGTTTTGTTGACAAATGGCTTGAACACGCTCGATGCACTGCTCTTTGGTTCGAGCAAGGACATATAAAAACGCCCTTTTTCCGTCAGGCTTCTTGCCATTTGGCACCCTCGACTCGTACCGACCGTCCTTGCGCAAGTATAGATTCATGGTGACTCCTCCTTGATTTCTCCTGATTGTTTAATATGAACGGATAATAATCCACAGTATAGAAATTTTCTTTGCAAAATCTCATAAAGTCCCTTGATTTTCCTGTCGATTTATGTTATAATACTAACTGTAGATTGATTCGAAGGATTTGTCAAGGATGTGGATAGGCAAGATTGGCTATGCACCCTTCGCAAAAGGTGTTATTTTGCGAATGTTCTATTTGTTTTTTAGTAGTTTAAATTCGGTTGGTGATAAATGTGAATTGGGAAGTTTTTATTGCTTATCATGGTAGCTTTCAAGGTAGTGGGGGGTCAAAAGAAAAAGCAAGAGAAATATTCGATTTTCTAAAAGGTCAAAATGGCATTAATTGTTACTTTTATCCAGAATGCGAAGAAGGAAAATTTGGTAACACGCCTAAAGAGGCAGCACACAGTCGTTTATTTCTTTTAGTTGCTAATAGGAACATAGCTGGTAAACTTGATATAACAAGTGGCGAAATCAAGGAAGGTGAACCAATTTACGAAGAAATAGATGCATTTTATCAAAACAAAATGCATCTAAAAAAAGGGAGTAATGGGATTCTACGTGTATATTGTTACGATGGTTATAGAGATGCGGATGCTGATTTGCTTTTCCCTGTTGCCACAAAAAATGTTGAACATTTTGATGAGGAAAGGGACGGCGGTGAGGAAAAGACATTTACTAAACTATTGGAATGGATCACGAATTCTTCTCGTGCCAGAAGTGAACATCTGAATGAAGCAACGGAAAAAGATGCATCATCAGAGATGAGTATACCTCTCACTATTCCTAATGTCCATAAGGGTAAAAATAAAATCTTTGAATGGTTTCACTATGTTTTTACACAACATTCTTGGCTTATAATAAGCATTATAGTCCTCTTGGTATCTATTGTTGTATATTTTAGCGGAATTATCACTCATAAAAATATATATTTTTCAGTAGTGTTTTGGATGCTTTCAGTGATGATTGTAATCATTACTCGCCTAATGTCATGGACGAAAAAATTTCTCTCAATGGGATTCCGAAAGATATATTGCTCAGCAGTATTCGGCGAGGCTAAACCTCAAAACATTATGAAGAGTTCAAAAAGAAAAATACGATTCTTAGGGATTGCTTCATCAAAGTGGCTCAGAGATGAAAGTCTCTTTAAAGAAACCTTGATGAGGCTATGTTCAGATGATTGTGGAGGAATGGAGTTTTTATTATTAAATCCCAACTCGGAATATGCGAAAAGAATGGATTTGGCCTGTAAATCAGGTGACAGACTAACAAGCGAAAGCATTAATCAATGTTTAGATATAATAAGTCGCATTGTGAGAGAAGTTTGTTTAGAAAAGGGGCTAAAAGAAATAAAGGCTTTTTCGGTTAGGCTTTACTCTCATTATCCAATTTATCGTATAATTATCTCAGATGATGACAGGATATTCCTTAGTTTCTATAGTGCTGGAATAAGCGGAAACAACAATTACCAAATAAAAGTCGATGGCCATAAAAGCAATAATGTTTACCCATGTTTAATAAATTATTACAATCAATTATGGAATGATGAATCAACAGTAATCTATAGCATAAAAAAATAA